GTGATGGCGGTCGCGGAAGACGAACGTCCCGTCCAGGGCCACGTAAGCGATCGAGGGGGGCCCTTCGGACTTCACCAGATCCTGGACCGCCTGGAGGGCGGGCACCCCGTCCAGCCACCACCAGGCAACGATCGTCGCGCCCGGGTCGACCGCGCGCGGGCCGGTCCAGCCCGCCCGGTCCAGGATGAAGTTCACCAGATCTCCGGTGCGCTGGGAGCGCAGGACCCCGGTGCGGAGCTTGATCCCGTCCAGGTCTTTCATGCCGTCCAGGAAGCTGAAGGAGGCCGACCGGTCGGCCAGGTCGGCGTGGACGTCGTAGTCATCCACCCGCATCCTGCCCAGGGGGTAGGAGGCCCCGTTGAAAGCGACGTCGGCTCTCATGTTCCGGGCCGGGTCCAGGTCCCCGAACAGCGGCCCGGCCGTGTTCTCCGGGGAGTACAGGCGTTCGGTGTTGTTCAGGGCGAACGAGGCCGTGCCGGTCTTCGCCGGGGTGAGCTGCCGGGACTGGTCACGGCCGTAGGAGACCGAGACCCCGCCGTCCAGGACGCCCGGCGTGACGTCCTCGCCGGGGCTCGGGGCGGAGAAGGTACCGGCCGCCGCAGGGTCGACCAGAAGCAGGCCGTACACGTAGTACACGGCCGTGGCCGGAGGCGTGCCCCCGTGCCGGACCCGGACGGATGCACGGGAGGCCAGGGCGGGGGCTGTGAAGGTCTGCACGAGATGCGTCCACACTCCGGCCGCTACGACCGTCCCGGAGCCGAGAGAGGACGACAGGAAGGCGTTTGAGGCGTCGTACCAGTCGACCGCCGACCTCAGGTCGGACCATCCGCCGGGGGAGTACACCCAGGCGTCCGTGACGTAGGTGTTCCCGGCCGTCACCGAGCCGACCGGCGTACGCGGGGCCTGGTTGACCCCGCCGGACGCGGTAACGCCGTCGGGGGTCACCAGGAGGGACGTGATACCGGTGGAGTTCTGCGGCGCCGGTATGGCCTGGATCCCGGCCGCGCTCCCTGCCCAGTTGGTGGTCCCGGACAGGAAGTACGGGTTCATGGACAGGTTCGCGCCGGGCGTGGCCAGGGATCCGTCGCCGTTCCAGTCGACCGCGAAGGAGTAGACCGGCATCGAGTCGCAGAGCTGCCACGGCCCGTCGGCCGTGACGGCGGTCGCGCCGTACGCGGTACCGATGCCGTCGGCCTCCCCGGCGGACGCCGTGGCAATGGCGGAGTTTGGCGGCCGGATCGCGATCGAGAGGCCGATGGAACCGAAGTCCGGGGTGACGCTGGACGTGGTGGTGCGCTGGGTCTGCAACCCGGAGGCGAGAGCACCGTTGCTGTCGTAGATCGCCTGGAACAGTTCGGTCTGTCCGTCGCCGGAGTCGATCCGCTCGCTGTTCGTCCCGCCGGTCACCACCGTGGAGGGCGCGGGCTGGATATGCGCGGAGCTGTACCGCAGGGTCAGCAGCCAATCCCCGGTCACGGTGGTGGTCAGCGCGGGGTGGGCCAGCGCGGCAGCCGTGGACAGGGTCTGCGCGGTCCCCCAGGTCTCTATGGGGCTGGCCAGGTCGGTGCCGCTGTACGAGACGATGGCGGCCGACACGAACGGGCGGCCGGAGGGCCAGGGCGTCATGAGGAAGCCGACGCTGACCGTGGAGCCTTCGGACCCGGTGGCGATCTTCCAGTACACATGGGCCCGGGGCGGGGCGAAGTACGGCGCCGTGGTCGGTGTGCCCGGCCCCCCGCCGGTCAGCTTGTGCCACCCGGCCGGGACGGAGATGGGCCCGGTCTGGTCGTCGCAGGCGATGGACATGACCAGAAGCTGGTTCGCGGCGAGACCGGCCGGGATGGGCACGAGGACCGGCTGTCCCGCGCTGCTGGTGTCGACGCCGACCGGGGTCCCGGCCGCCACGAAGGCGATTGCCACGGCCGGTCAGCCCCCGTACCCGCGCGGGATCCGGCCCTGCCGGGAGATGTCCGTCAGGGCCCCCACCAGGAAGTCGATCGCGTCCTGCTTGGAGCCGATCACGCCCTTGTTGACGACGACGATCTGTACCGTCCCGGCCCCGAGAGCCGCTTCCTGGCTCGCGGTGCGGATGCGCTCCGGGCGGCCGGTGCCGTTCATGGCCAGCGACAGGCCGGGCGGCAGCCAGCCGCCCTGGTCGTACCAGTGCGGGGACCGGTCCATCCACTTCGCCAGGGCGAACGAGGGCGTGCCGTAGGCGCGTTTGATGTAGTCCAGGCCCCACCTGATCTGGGTGGCCGGGTTGGTCCTCCAGTCGGCTCCGGCGGACGCCATCTTGCTCGCGGGGAGCGACTGCGGGATTCCGTACGCCCCGGAGGACGCGTTCAGGGCGTTCGTCCGCCAGCCGGATTCATTCGTCCACAGCGTGCGCAGGGCCTGCCACTCCCGGGGCTGGAACCCCATTTGCAGCATGATCTCTTTGCCGATCTTCATGTTGGACGACAGGTTCCCGCTGCCGAACGAAGCCCCGATGTTCAGCGAGTCGCCGAAGCCGCTGGCGATCTTGGAGGTGATGTCGGAGATCTTGCTGCCTGCTTTGTACACGAAGCTGCCGACGCCCTTGAACCCGAACTTCAGGCCCTCCAGAAGGCCATGCATGAGGGCCTTTCCGGCGGGGTGCAGCAGCGTCCGGTCCAGGGAGATGGGGCCCTTGTGATCCTTGATCCATTTGGCGATCCCGCTGACCCACTTCGTGACCGCGAGGAAGGCGTCTTTCATCCCGGACAGGAAGCCGGTGATGACGTCGTGGCCCTTCTGGGTGAGCAGCTTCGTCAGGTCGCCCAGGTACCCCTTGATCGTCCCGGGCAGTGCCTGGAAGAACCGGCGGAGATCGCTCAGCATGTCCCGGGCTCCGTCGACAATCGCACCCCAGTGCCGGACGACGTAGAGCACGGCGGTACCGATAGGCCCGGTGATGATCGAGACGATCAGCACCCAGTGATCCCGGATGAAGCCGAGCATCGCATTGAAGCCGCCGGTGATCTGCTTCCAGTGATCCAGCACGAAGATCACGGCAATGGCGATCGGGCCACCCAGGATCTGGACCATCAGCTTCCAGTGATCTTTTATGAAGTTCCAGACGTAGAAGAACGCATCCTTGATCGCGCCCCACGATGCCTTCCAGATCGTCTGGAACCACGTCGTCTTCGTCGCGATCCAGACGATCGCCGCGACCAGGGCCGCTATGCCGATGATGATCAGCGTGATCGGGTTCGCGTCCATGGCCGCATTCCACAGCCACTGGGCAGCGGTCGCGATTGCCGTGGCGGCTGCCTGCGCGAGGGTCTTCGTCTTCGCGATCGTCCAGGAGATCGCGGCCCGGGTGTTCGCGAGGGCAGCCTCCGCCTGGGCTTTCACGAAGGTACCGGTGGCCAGGGCCGCCGTCTTCATAGCGGAGCCCACGGCCTTGACCCCGCTGGTGATCCCCGACCAGGCAGCCGACCCGGCGGATACGGCGGCTGTCTTGACCGTGGTGGCCATGCTGGTGGCGGCCGTGCCGACCGACCGGAACCCGCTTTTCAGAGACTCCACGGCGTACATGCCCCGCAGCCGGAGCGTGGAGAAGGCGGAAGCATAGGTAGACGGGGACAGCGCCTTGCGGACGGAGCCGCCGATGGTCCCGGCGAGCCCGGTGGAGCTGGACGCGGCGGCCGACGCCGACGCCATGCCCCGGACGAAGCTGATCCCCATCTTCACGGCGGAGGCACCCATTTTGGCGAAGGAGGCAACGACCTTCCCGGCGGACACGACGGTCTTCGCCGCGAACGAAACGACCGCCAGGGTGAGTACTCCGGCGATGACCCCGGCGAGAAGGATCACGACTTCCTTGTTCTTGCTGAACCAGGACACCATGGCCTGGAGAATCGGGATCAGCTTCGTCCCCAGCTCGATCATGAGCACCTGGAACGTCTGCTTCATCCGGGCGAGCTGTGTGTTGAACAGACCCTGGGTGACCTTCCACCCCTCAACGTCCTTGCTCGCGTTGTGGTACGACTCCCCGACTTTCTTGATCCGTTCCTTGTACCCGTCGGTCGACTCCCCGGAGAGCTGGAGAATCGTGTTCAGGCCGATGGCACCGCCGGACATCTTCTGAAGCGATTCGGTGTAGGTCTTCACGGCCGGGCCACCGGCCTTCAGCTCCCGGCTGAACCCCTTGGACCGGTCGGTGAGGGTTTTGAAGTTCCGGAGCATCGGCTGCTCGCCGACCGGCGTAGCCTTCAGTGCCTGGTTCCAGTCCTCCAGGCTGATCTTCCCGCCCTGGTAGGACTTCGCGATCTCCTGGATATCGGCAGGCATCTTGGAGAGCATGACCCGGGCAGCCTGCGCGGACTGCTTCGTTCCCTCAAACGCCGACAGGAGGACCGTCCCCGAAGGGCCCATCTTGCCCAGAATCGTGGACGTCAGCAGATCGATCGTGCCGGACAGCCCGCGCTTCCCCAGATTCTGGCTCACGTCGGTTGCCGACAGGCCGAACCGGGCCATCTCGCGGATAGCCACGTTGTTGGGAGCCGCCAGACGCCGGATCGTGGCGGAGAGTTCCTGGGTGGCCTCACGGGCGGAGGTGCCGTGCTGGGTCAGGGTCGCAATAGCGCCGCCGACCTCTTCAAAACTGATCTTGTTGGCAGACGCGATCGGCAGCACGGTGGACAGGGCCCCGGAGAACTCCTCCATCGTGATCTTGCCTTCACCGGCCGCCGTCTTCAGAGCGTTCATCACCCGGACGCTGTCCGTGGTGTGCAGGTGATAGCTGGCCATCACCGATGTCATTGCGTTGGTGACGTCGGCCAGGTCGGCGTTCTCTTCCTTCGCGCCCTGCGCGGCGGCCCTCAGGACATCGAGTCCCTGCTTGCCCCGGAACCCGGCCTTCTCGATCGTGTACATGCCGTCGGTCAGGTTCTTGATCCCGGTACCGGTGCCCTCCGAGATCGACAGGATCCCCTTGCGAACGTCCTTCAGTCCGGCGGCCGTTTCCCCGGCAGCCGTCTGGAGTACGGCGGTCTCCGCCTGGAAGTCACCGGCCATCTTCACCGAAGCGGCAGCCACGCCGATGCCGAGCAGGGTGGTTCCCTTGCCCACCTTCGCGAGGGAATTGAAGGTGGTCGCAGCCGATGCGCGCAACCCAGCCGTGGAGCCGTCAAGCTGCGCGCGGGCCGTGCGCATGGACCGGGTGAGTTCCTTGCCGAACTTCCTGAAGTCCGGAAGGATCTCCACCATGCCACGGCCGATGACCATCTCAGCCATCCGGCAGGATCACCCCCATGGACGAAAGAAAACTCTGGCTCGCGTCTTCCTCACCCGTCCACCAGGACGGGGCGGAACGATCCGTTTCCTTCTCCGGGTTGATCGGTCTGCCCGGCGTGGCCCACGCGGTCACTCCCAGTTCGTTGTCGAACTCCTTCCGGATTTCCTCGGGGTTCTTGCCCTCCGGAACGTGGAGGCGTTCGAGCATCGAGCTGTAAATCAGGTTGAGGAATTGATCAGCGGGGAGGGCGAGGAGATCGACACCACGTCCGGTGTAGGTCCCGTCAAGCTGGTGCCAGATTCCGGGAGTGGCAGCCCATCCGCAGAGCCGGAGGACTGCTGGGTAGGGCGCATCCCGTACTCCTCCAGCAGCCAGAAGATCACTTCCTGGACCTGGGGGAACTCCACCGGGTTCTCCTGGCTCCCCATCCGCTCACGGAAGCGCCGGAACGAGTTGGGCAGCAGGAACTGTTCCAGAACCGTCAGCATGGCCTTGATCATTTCATCGGGGCTGCCTTCGTCCATGGCCTCGAACTGAGTGGTCATGTCCATGAGGGTGTCGGCCGGGATGGCCGGGGCAGCGTCGAACACATCGCTGTCGATCGTGAACTGGATCGGCTTGCGGGTCCTCGTGAAGTCCTTCATGATCCGGAGGTTACGCGCGCGGAAATCATGATCGTTCCGAGTCCGGGAACAGGTCTGCTCATGCGCCGGAGGGCATGAATATACGGTAACTATCCGGAGTATTCGTGATGGTTACTGATACGTAGAGTAGGAAAAGCCACAGGTTGGCGTCTGCCCAACGAACTCAGGTGCCCTTGGACAACTCCCCAAGCGCTCAGAGTTAGGGATTTTCCAAGGTCAGCGCTTGATCGGTACCCGGAGGTAACAGGGCGGCCCTGTACGGGCGCCTGCGGACCGCATAGCTATCCGGTCACACCGAACGGAGAGCCTTGGTCAGGAAGTCGTTCGGCTTGGTTCCCGGGTGCTTGACGAAGCGGACGAACACCTTCTGACCGCCGGTCTTCGGCGTGAACACGAGAACCCCGCCCTGCTTCTTCGGGTAGATCACGTGAGCCTTCGTGCCCCGGATGACGAAGATCGACGCGGGATGGTCGGAGACCACCAGCCCGAGAGGGGAGGGCCCGCCCGTGTGGATCGCGCGGATCTCCGACTTCATCGAGCCGGGGGCAAGCAGGCGCGCGTGCAGCGCGACCCGTTCGGTGAGAGTCGCGACGTACGGCCCGGCCGACTGCTGCGCGAGGGTCCGGGTTGCCTGCGGGTTGATCGTCAGGAACTGCTGACCGGCCATGGTCACGTCCTCGCGGTGAGCCTGGGCAGAGCGACGTACATCCGCAGCTCGATCCCGACGCATCCGCCTTCGGGCCCGAGCGACGCGCAGCGGCCGACCATGAAGTCCGAGATCTCGTTGACGTCCTTCATCCCGCACAGCAGCACCGAGCAGGCCCGGACCGTCTGCGATTCGTCCTTGTCCATCCGCAGGGCCGCGTCCGACAGCGCCCTGACGCTCGGAGCGAGCTGCTTGGAGTTGTTGCCCGGAGGGGACGGGGCGCACCGGATGAGCTGTACCACGGCTTCCATGACTTCCCAGGGGGCATCGCAGTTGCCGGTGATGTCGACCTTTTCCTGGGGGAAGGTCTCGGACGCCATGGTGATGGACCACGTGACCGCCAGCAGCCCGCACGAGCAGTCATCCCAGGCGACCAGGCCGGGAACGACTCCGGCCCGGCAGGGCTTGGTGCCGTCCAGTTCCGCGAACACGGCATCACTGATCCGCGTGCAGACCTGGAACCAGCGGTCGTCCCCGGTGATCACTGCTGCCAGCCCTTCCGGGCGTCCCGGATCTGCTCGCTGTGGACGCACCGGCACAGCGGGGTTCCGTCAAAGATCACGTGCCAGAACCACACCAGATCGTTCCGGCTGGTGTGGCCGAAGACCTTCGTGGTCCCGTCGGTCCGGCGTTTCAGCTTCATGTGCCTGCCCTCCGCTGCGACGGATGGTCAACGGAGATCACCCTGCTTCGGGTGATGAGCCCGGCCGGGTTGACCGTGGTCACGAACGCGTCCACCAGGTAGAGCCCGGTACGGCCCTGCCGGAAGAGGGAGCCGATGTCGGGATAACTGATGTTCACGCCCTGCCGGGTCAAGGCCTGGATCCCGGCTGGAAGGCGGCAGTCCTCGCCGTCCATCGCCTTCAGGATCTCGCACGCCATCTCGCCGACCGCCAGCCGACCGGCCATCGGGACGTCCTGCCCGTATGCGGCGGTCACCGACCAGGACCCGGGCCGGGTGTCGTCCACGGCCAGGTTGTTGCAGCGGGGCCAGCGCTGGCCGTCGGTGCGCACCAGGAACCGATTGTTGTCGACCCGGTACGAGCCGGTGGCCATCGGCGTACCGTCCATCATCACCCGGACGACCGAACTGACCGGAGAGGGCAGAACGACCTCCGACACCTCCGTGCACGAGCAGCCGCCGGAACAGGACCCGCAGGTCATGTCAAACCAGAAACCGAAGTATCCGGTCCCGTAGTCCCACCCGTTCCCGGCCGCGTTGACCGACCAGGGGAGCCCGTACCGCGTCCACCATCCGTCGTCGTAGCAGGACCGGCGGCAGGGCCGCAGTGTCGTCGTGCAGGTGCCGAACTGGCGGCCCGACAGGGCCCACACGATCGAAGTAGCAGCGGCGACCGCCTGGCCGGTGGCCGTGGGGGACTGCGCTGAGACGTCGCAGATCCAGACGGGGTCCCACGGTGCGCAGGGTCCGAAGTCAGCAGTCATCGTTTCCTCACACGCTCGGGACCGGACCGACGGCGGTCCGCACGCTGAACCTGATCAGGATCGAGGCGTACCGGTTGGTCCCGTTGCCTGCCCAGAACTCCGCCAGGTAGCTGCCGGACGTCGGGAACTCCCCGCCGGTCCAGGCGAACTGGGCTATCCCGCTCGCCGCATCGGCGAAGGTGGCGGTGTAGGTGACCGGCGCCCCGTTCTGCTCACGGCAGATGAACTTGGCCGTGAACCCGAGCAGGTTCAGGGGAAGACCGTCGGAGTCCAGGAACTGGTACTGGAGGGGCGGGGGGATCTCGCCGACGACGTACGGTCCCGCCTGGACGCTGACCGTTGCGGAATCCGTCATTCGTGGCCCACCTCCCTGCCGCTCAACCGGGCTGCGGGCTCGCTGCCCGCCACCGACGATACCGGTCCGTATCCAGCGGTCCCACCGGGAGCGGCGCGGCCGGACAGGAAGGCCGGTTCCGGCTCGCGGCCCCGGAGGAAGGTCCCGGGCTCGCGGCCGGATACGTCCTCATGACCGAGGGGCGGAAGGCCTACCCCGAACGCTTCGCCGACGGCGGCCGGGAATCCGGCGTTGGCCATGATCGAGACGAACGCGTCCAGCGCGGTGCCGGACGCCGTCGGCTGCCCGGCCGGAGCGTCCGTGCCCGAGGAAGTGACGGCTGTCGCGTCGTACGTGGTGCCGGTGGAAGCGGAAAAGCCGCAGGAGGCCGCCAGAGCGCCTGTGACCCCATCGGCGGTACCCGTGCCCAACGGGGTGTCCGGGAGGACGGCAGCGGCCCCGGAGGCGTCCAGCGCGGTGCCGTTCCCGGATGGGGTGTCGGGCCCGGCAGACAGGGACACGGCCGCGTCGTACGCGGTACCGGTGCTGTCGGCCTCCCCGGCATTCGCCGTGGTGCTGCCGGACGTGTTCGCTGCCGCGTCCTGTGCCTGTCCGGCGGCCGTCGGCGTGTCCGGGAGGACGGACAGCGAGACCGCAGCGTCAGCCGCCTGTCCAGTCGCCATCGGGGTGTCCGGACCGGCGGACAGTCCGGCCGTGTCCGCCTGTGCGGCCCCGGTGGCCGAAGGCGTGTCAGGGAGGGCGCCCAGAGCGCCGGACGCGTCCTGTCCGGTACCGGACGCCGTCGGCTGTCCGGCGGACGCGGACACGGCCGCTGAGGCGTCCAGCGCGGTGCCCGCAGCGGACGGCGTGTCCGGGCTCGCGACCGTGTCCGCCGATGTGCTGGCGGTCGCGTCCAGGCCCTGTCCGGTGGCTGTCGGCGTGTCCGGGAGAGCGAACAGCGCAGCCGTGTCCGCCTGTCCGCTGCCGGACGCGGACGGGGTGTCCGGCAGGACCGCTGTACCGGGGACCGCATCGGCTGCCTGTCCGGTGGCCGTCGGCGTGTCCGGGAGAACGGACAGCGCGGCTGCCGCATCCTGTCCAGCCCCCTGTCCGGACGGTGTGTCCGGTAGAGCGGACAGCGAGACCGCCGCGCTCTGTGCCTGTCCACTGGACGCCGGGGTGTCCGGCAGGGCGGACACGGCAGCAGTCGCGTCCAGCGCGGTGCCGGATGCGGACGGCGTGTCCGGACCGACGGACAGGACAGCGGTCGCGTCCAGGCCCTGTCCGGCGGACGCCGGGGCGCCCGGGTCCGCTTCTACGGACAGGGCGGCCGGAGGCGCCTGGACATGGACGTACGCCTGCGCAGGCTGTGTCCGTCCGAGCAGCGCCACCGGAGATCCCTTCGGCTAGTACGCTTCGCGTCAGTTTTCCTCGATCACCACGTATGCGAGAGCGGTAAGGGTGGCAGCCGTGTTGATCCGGAGCTGGAGGAACTTGCCGGATAGCACGAGGAAGTCACGCCCCAGCGGGAACTGTTTCTCGTACTGGGTCATGGGCCCGATCTGCGCGCCTGCGAACTGACGCTCGGTGGTGGTGCTGGTGATCGCGCCGTTCCCGTAGCCGGTCAGGGAGGTACCCATCTGGAGGGTGGAGGTCTTCGCCAGATCACCCACCGGAAGGATGGACGACGTGCTGTGCGCGTTGGTCATCGTGGACGCGGTAGCTGCCTGCGCGAGGGTGCAGAACGCCGGGGTACCGGCTGCCGACCCGCTGAAGGAGACGCCCCACTCCACGACCCGGACGTAATTCCCGGTCGCGGGAGCGACCTGGATCGCGCACTTCGCTCCGGCGGCGTACGACGTTCCCGACATCACGCCTGTGGTCGCGTCGATCGCGCAGTTGAAGACCGTGAACAGCCCGGCCATGTCAGTTCGCCGCCACGCCGTAGACGGTGAGCACCACAGCATCCTTGGCCACACCGGCCGGGATGGTGACGATCGTATCCCCGGAGACAGCGGCCGACACGGCGCCGTTCACGGTGACCCCGAGCATGGTGGCCCGGCGGACAACGGCGAACCAGCTCACGAGATCGACGGTGTCCCCGGTGTTGACGTTGAGCAGGGTGAACACCGCGATCCGGTCGGAGTCGCCGTTCATCCATCGCATGGGGGTCTGGGACGCGGGGAGCAGGGCCATGGGTTACCTCACCAGATAGAAGATCGCTGGACGGACGTTCCGATCACGACCGGCGGGGGCTGCACGGTCCCGCCTCCCCCGGCCAGGGGCAGGATCTCCGCCATGGCTGTGTTGTAGGCCGCATTGGCGTTGGTGAAACCGTAGGTCACCGGGGACAGTGCGGCGGTCGCGGCGGTCGCCTTGAAATTGGCCCACGTATCGCCGTTGGTGGAGTCCTGGAACTGGTCGATCCGGGTGGTGACCGCGTTCGCGGTCATGGACGCGGCAGAGGTGTAGTCCAGGATCGCGCCGTACACCCAGGACCCCAGCACGGTGGGAGTGATCGAGGCGGAGGGCGCGACGGACGATCCGCCGCTTCCGGCGGTCGCGCCGGTCTGGCCCGGGTCGGCTCCGAGCAGGGACCGCACGGTCAGGTTCCCGCCGTTGAGCCCGGTGGCTGACCAGGTGGATGTGACGGTCATCGCTCCGGGGGAGCTGGCCAGGTACCTGCACCAGACTTCGGAGGCGCCCCCGAGCAGGCCGGACACGTTGGTGTTCTGCCGCTTGAGCAGGGTCCATGTCCCGGCCACCGAGTCCGACATCACGGAGGACGTGGAGGCGGTAGCGGCTCCGTCCACGGACACGAGCGCCACCAGCAGCGTTCCCGAAGCCGGGGTGAAGGACGCTGTGGTGGCGGTGCGGGTCGTCGCATGGACGGGTACCGGCTGGTTGCCAGTGTCCTCCGAGATCGTCATGCCGGACCCCCGGTCAGGTGGTGGTCAGACCGTGAACCGGAAGATCCCGTTCGCGTTGAAGACGACGGAGAAGGTACCGGAGACGACGCTCTGCGCGCCGCCGAAGTAGTTGAAGCAGACACCCTGGTCGGCGATGCCACCGGTACCGGCGGTGATCGCGTGATCGTAGATCAGGATGCCCTCTACGCCGGACAGCGTGGCCGTGGCCACCGACGTGAGGTCGGCCGCGTCGAACATGAATACGCCGGTCGACGGGACCGTGAGGGTCTTGGACGCCAGCGCCCGGCCGCCGGTCACCCAGTCGGTTCCGGATGTCTTCTCGTTCGCGACGACCCACTGCGACGTTGAGGAGTTGTAGCCGGTCGTGACCAGGGACGCGTCCTTGTCCGGGGTGTTGCCCCCGAACAGCGTGCCCTTGACCGAGTCGGCTCCGAGCCCGGCGTACCCGGCCGGGAGGACGGCCGCAGTCTGGCCCTGGCCCATGACCGACTTCGGCCACTCCCGGAAGATCGCGCTTGCAGACCAGGCCATCAGTGATCACTCCAGACGTAGGCCGTCGGGGCGAAGGCGACGACGTCACTGCTGCCGTCGGCCCGCTGGGTGGTGACGCTCATGACCGGCCGTCCCTCTCCGTCGTACTGCACGTCCTCGCGCCCCACGTAGTCCTCGCGGACGTTCGCGGTGACCTGTGCGTCCGACCCTGCCGGGATCATCGGGGCGAGCAGCCCCGCCAGCCCCCGGCAGTGGTGGAAGCGGTTCGGCTGCCCGGACGTCCGGTCCGTAGCCGGGCAGTTCGGGCAGGTCCAGTACTGGACGGCCGGAGAGATGACCATCAGGTGAGAAGAGTGGGCGAGCACGAAGGAGTGGGCGGGGTCACGGTCGTGATATTCCACAGCCAGTGATCGAGGATTCCGGTACCGCCACCGGCCTGGTTGGCGGTTCCCGCCGGGAGCCAGGTCGGACCGGTGCCGGGCCCGTCCAGCCAGCCGATCGAGGAAGTGGACGCGGCCCGGGTCTCCGTCATGATCTGGAGTGTGGCCTTGGCGTTCTCCACGGTGTAGCCGCCGATCTTGGCAGCACCGCAGTTCGGCCAGGCGTGGTAGATGTACCGCTGGTTGCCCGCAGGATCGCAGGCCCCGGACCCGGCCACCTGCTGCCAGACCTCCAGGCTGAAGCGGTTGCTGGACAGACCTTCCGCGACCGCGAAGCCGAAGCCCGTGTTCGTGACCGCCAGCTCGCGCGCGGACATCATCCACGATGCCCCGGTGGTGTTGACCTCGCAGAAGTCGACCGTGAGCTGCATGCGCTTGAGAACCGGGTCGTCCTTCTGGTTGACGCACGGGGTGCCGTCGGCCGTGCGCTCGAAAAACTCCACGCCGTCTTCGTACTGGGGGTCCATCTGGACCTGGACGAACCCCTTGCTGACGATCACGATGCTGGACGCTCCGGTCACCGGGTTACCGCACACGTCCAGCTTGACCATGCGGTATGCGGTGCCCTTGATCGGAGTCGCGCAGGACGCCGTTGTGGCCATGTTCTCAACTCCTTACGTGGGCACGCCGAGGTTCACCCGGGCGGCATACAGGCAGCACTCGAAACCGAGTACGTAGGTGCGCTGAGCGATCATCCGGTACGTGTTCTCCACGCGATCGAACGACTGCATGGGGGAGGCCATATCGACGCCGGACCGGTAGCCGAAGACGGCTCCGGTCCCGTAGATCCAGGACGTTCCGGCGGGGGCCGCCGCTCCGTCCGGACCGCTGCCGGTGTAGCCGGATCCGAGAACGACTCGATGGCCGGAGCGCGTACGGAGTACGCCGGGGCTGTTGTCGTCCTCTTCGAGGAGCTTCCAGGCGAAGAAGCTGGGGGCCGCTTCACGGGGCATGTGGATCAGGCCCTGGCCGTGGTAGCAGTCATCGAGAGCTGCTTCCAGCTCCCCGAGAGTGATGGCCAGGTCGTCCCCGGAACCGGTCGCCACGACGGACGCGGCGGGCTGGAGGACGATCGACGCACTGTCGCTGAGGGAAGTGTTCGCAGCCAGGTGGGGGAAGACGGTCGTGGTCGGGACGCTGCCGGACTTACCGGCTACGCCCGTCCAGAACGCCCGCTCCACCTGCCACTGTTCGACCTTGTCCAGAGCCGTGGACGCGATGCTTTCCGCATCGGTGAGGCCGACCGGAGAGCAGTCGAATTCGGCGTAGACCGTGAAGGACGTCGCGCCCCGGTTGGTCTGGACAACGTTGGAACTGAGGGTCTGCTGCGCCGTGGGGGACCCGCCCGTACCGGTTACCGCAATGCATTCGTCCATTACGGTGTCGCCGGTCGGGCACTGGTCCACCCACGTGATCCCGTTCTGCCAGTGAGAGCCTTCGGGCGTCGGCTTCTGCACCGCGTCCCACAGCCCGAAGGGCAGTCTGGTGAAGGACGGGCCGTCGACTACCTGACGGGGACCGGCCACGGTTCACCACCTTTCCCTGTAGCTGCGGACCGGTCAGAGGTACGAGGCGTTGGTCTGTCCGAGTACCCCGGCGCCGTTGACGCCGTAGGTGATCGTGTACTTGCGCGACTCGTGGCCGACCTTGGCAATGAGGTGCGTCTCCTCTGCCCACGCGGCGGTGAAGTCGTTCTCTGCGTTGAGCAGGGAGTCGCGGACCACACCCAGGTCCAGGGACATGCCCTGGCCGTGGAGGAAGGTTCCGGCCGCGTAGATCAGCATGTCGACCGTGGTACCCCACGTGACCTTCGTGGTGACGTTGGCGCCGAACTGGCCGGAGCCGCGCACCTGCCAGTCGGAGACGAACTGCGCCCGGACGCCCCGGTCGGTGAACCAGGCCCGGATCTGCGCGTCGCTGACGCTCTCGCGCTCCACGGCCGTCCGCCATGCCAGGTCGGCACGGATCACCGCGAGGACGAAGCGCGGCAGAACGACCTCCAGTACCGCGTCGTCCGCCATGGCGTACTTGTTGCGGTAGTCGGTCGCGGCCAGCTCCACGCCGTCCAGGATCGAGTTGAACGCCGACTGGGTACCGGCACCGAGCCCGGAGAAGTTCGTGGACGCGGAAACCATGAGGCCGATCAGCCGGGCGTTGATCGCGTGGGCGTAGGCGGCCCGCAGCAGCCGGATGAAGTTCTGCGTCTGCTCGGGGTACGCGCTGTCGGTCAGGTTGCCCGCAGTGACCGTGAGGCCGTACGCCTCCAGCCGCTGGGAGCTGAACGAGCTGCACGGCACCCGCAGGGTCGGCTTGTTGACCGTGCCGGTGACGGTCAGAATGTCGTCCGTCTCGCTCCACAGCCACGGATCGGACGCGTTGCTGAAGGGGAAGGCGAACCCGCCGAAGCCGGAAGCTGCCGCGCTGGCGCCTGCGGAGAAGAAGATGTCACCGATCGACGGGCTGACCGGGAACTGGATACCGCCCCGGGTGACGCCGACGGTGGGCAGGTCGATCAGGCCGGATGGGGCGTCGGCGATGTTGAAGAAGTTGTACATGATCTCGTTCGGGGCACACCAGCCGCCGCCCGCGATCAGGGCCGCAGCCTTCTCGCCGCCGATCAGGTCCTGCCAGACCTCCTCCACCTCATACGGGGAGGTCCGGTTGTCGACGGTGTGCGCGAACGTGTTCGCGATCCGGGCGACCGGGTGACGCGGGGCGCGGTCACCGAGGGTGGTCGACGGAATGTCCTTGGCCTTATCCGAGAACGCCTGTCCGAGTGCGGCCAGGTTCGGGAGTTCCTGGCCGGTGCCGCTCGCGGTGATCGCCAGCTTGGCCTGGGGGGCGTCCGGCTTCTTCGCCTGCGCGGCGGTCGCTCCGAGGGAGGCCACCCCGCTGCGGGCGGCTGCTTCGCTGAGGACCGCGCGGCCCTGGCGCTCGAACACCTGGAGTACGGCGGCCGTGGCGCCCTTCGCGGCGGCTGCGGCGATTGCGTCCTCGCGGTTCGCCGTGCTCGCTGCGGCTGCGGCGGCTGCCTCCGGGGTTCCCTCCGGGGCGCCGTGGATGGCGGTGTTCAGCTCCGCCATGGTCTTCTCGGCCCGCGCCTTCGCGGCTGCGGCCGTGGCGTCGGAGCGGACCTTGCGGGCGGACAGCTCCGCCTTGATCCGGTCCAGATCCTCCCGGAGGGCCATTGCGTACGTGACCATCTCGGGGGTGAATTCATCGAACCCGTGGACGCGGTCGAACTCCGCCACGCCTTCGGTTTCGAGGTTCTGAAGATCCGCGTCGGAGACCGTGGTCAGGTCGGCCGGAGCGGGAAACAGTGTGGACGGCTCAAACGGCTCGGACACGATGACCTCCAGCAGCTACGCAGGAGCGTAACGGTGAGTTGACGGGGTCACCGTAGCAGCCGTTTTACGCAATACCAAAGATCAAATGATTAACCGGACCATGTAATGTAATGCTGAATCAGATCTCAGCCTTCATATCCACGGTGCTCCGGGCAGCAGCAAGCCCCGCAGACCCGTCAACCGGCGGGTCTGCGGGGCCTGTTCGGTCACTGCCCCGGCTGCGGCGGGGGCGGGGGCGGCTGCTGCTGTCCGCATCCACACATACCGATCACCTCCCCGGTACTTCCCGGTAACGCAGGATGCGCGATCCGATCTGGAACCACGATGCCCGGTACTCCCGGTCTTCACGACGGTACCGGGTGATGTGGAAACCGCTCACCATAACGATCACTCCTGTCCGTGGACCTGTCCCGAAAGTACGCCCATCAGAGCCTTCAGACCGAGCTGAACGATCTCTTCGGAGGTCTTCCCGTGCGCGACGGTCGGCCGCCCGGCCGCAACCAGCGCCTCCGGCTGGCCGGAAGCAACCCGGGCCTTCATCCGGGGAACCGGGAAGCCGGGCACGTTGACCGCCAGCAGGCCGACCAGCCGCAGGGCGGACCCGATGCGCCGCCAGTCCCCGGACACCTGGCCGGAGGCCCGCAGCTCATGTACCAGAAGGGGGTCAGCGTTCGGCCGGATGGACCCGGCAACCCAGATCCCGTGTGCGTCGTTGCCGACCGCGACGTCCGCCACGGCGTGGCCGGTGTGATCGTAGTGCTCGGACGCGGGAACCGCGCCGTACGACAGCGGGGCGTGGCCGGTACCGACCGTGATCTGTCCGACCGGGATCCGGCCGCCCTCGCGGGACAGGACTTCTCCGGTCATGTAGTACGGGTGGGCTTCCTCGTGCGGGGGCTGCACGCACACATCCGTCTGGCCGATGTGACAGGAACCCCACATGGCCGCGTGCCCGTACACCCGTCCGTCGTCGTCCACGGTGATGCCGGTCGGGACCGACAGCTTCGGGTCGGCGAACCAGGCAGCCGGGGGCCGCCAGTCCTCCGCACGGGGGCCGCCGGACGCGGCGATGCCGTCGACTGCGCGGGCCAGCCGGGGCGGATCGTAGGTCTTCACCTGACCGGCTTCCGGGGCGGCCGACGCGACCACGGCGCCTTCGTTGTCGGTCAGTTCGATGTACGCCTCAACGAACGCCGGGATGTCGCAGAGGGTGGCGCCCCGGATCCGGCCGCCGTGGAAAATGATCTTCTCCGGCTGCGCGAACAGCATGGCGAAGAGATCGTCTCCGTCGTCCTCGCCGCTGTCGGTGTCCTCCGGCCAGACGTATTCCACGTCGGCGTCCGAGATGCTGTCGGCGTCGATCGAGATCCCGCGCAGGAACCCGTCCTTGACCATGTCGTAGGCGGTCTGGCCGTCCGGGACCTTCAGGTTGAAGACCCCCTCGCCCATGATCAGGCCGTTGTCCCGCCAGATCCGATCGATTCGGCCGACGTTGACCGCCACGGTGTGCGGGTCCCCGCCGTGGCTGTCTTCCTTGTTCCAGCGCAGCGGCACTTCGCCGGGCTGGATATCGTCGGGCCAGGTCAGGGCGCCGTCGGCGAACTCCCGGCCGTCGCCGGTCACCTTTCCCTCGATCGCCAGAGGGCCGCGCCATGCCGCGCCGGGCTGCTGCACGGCTTCTCCGGCTGCGGTGTCGGCCAGCGCGGCGTTCTTCTCCTCCAGGGCCAGTTCGACCGCGTCCGCCAGCGTCGCCTTCAGCGAGTCCGGCGGTTCCTCGCCCATTGCGCTGTAGTGGGAACGCAGATGGGCTTTGGCACGGGCAACGGCGGCCGGGTCGTGGCCGGACAGCGAGCCGACCCGCTGCGCGGCGGCATGGACGCCGTTCCGGTTCGTGGTCCCGTCCGGTTCGTGGTGCGGCAGGAAGCAGAGTTCCTTCGCGGTGCCCTGGCCGCTGTCGCAGGCGGCCGACGACTGCCGGTACTGCTGGTCGGTGAACCGGCTGGCAGCCCCGTCCCAGGACGCGTCCGAGACGCTGCCGGACGTGCTGCCGAAGTGGTCGGCGTCGGCCTGCGTCTTGTTGTCCTTCAGCCGCTTGTCCTTCTTCGTGCCCTCACTGGGCTTGCCCCCGAGGGTCGTGGGGTCGGCAGAGGTAGTCACGGTTTCTCCCGTCTGGAGTACGGCACTGGCCGTGGTGTCGTCCTGCTCGAACGGATCCCACACGGTGACCAGCTCACCACGGCACCGGCCGCCACCCTGACAGCTCACGTACCCACCGGCAGGGTAAGCCTGTTCGGCCGCGTCCAGGGAACTGAACTCCCGGCCGTCGATGCCCGCGCAGGGCTTGCAGGTGTTCTTGTCCAGGAGTTCGCTCGCGTAGTAGCGGCCGGGCGGGGCCGCGTACAGCACGGCCGCCCGGCCGATGTTCTGCGCGGCCGACATGGACGCCGCGAGATCATCCCGGATGTACCGCTGCTTGGTGTCGGTGAACTCCCGGTCGACCGCGTTCGCCACATCGTCCCCGGAGGACCCGCCCTGCTGTGCGAGCACTACGGCGCGCGAGGACGCGGCCGACCGCAGTCGGTCGGCCATGGCGGAGACCTTCACCCGGGCGAAGTCCCGCAGCCGGTCGATGGCCCGGGACGCGGCCGACGCAGTGACGGCCTGGCCGGTCAGGCCGACCGACCAGGGTCCGACGGTCACGCCCTGCTTGCGGGCTTCTTCCTCCTGGTGCTCGCCGCACTGCTGCGCGTAGCGCTGCATGTGCTCGAACAGAACGGCGTACGCGTCGGCCGTGTCCACCGACAGGTCGGCCAGCCGGGCCAGGTCTCCCTTGTTGACGGCCGCCGCGATCTGCTGCCGGAGCTGCATCCGCTGCTTGTTCAGGACGGACGTCCAGAGCATCACGGCCGCGTCGACCGCCGAATGCCAGCGGGCATCGGTGAGCGCGAAATCCGCCTTGCTGGCCAGCTCCACGGCCGTCGGCTTGCGCCGGAACCCGGTGTGGCCGGAGGCGACCAGCGCGGCCGTGAGCGGGATGTCGGTGGAGTCCCCGCCGAAGGTGACCCGGACCCGGTCGAACGTGACCGGCCCGAGCCGGGATTCCAGTTCGGGCAGCAGCTCCGGATCATCGCTGTACGCCGCGCAGACGTGCGCAACCCAGGGGGTGTGGGGCTCGGGCAGCTCCGGTGCGTCCGGCTCTCCCAGGGTGGCGTCTTCGGCCGCTGCGGACGCCATGGCGTGGTACTTGGACAGCGACGGACGGTCGGGACCGTCGTCCTCCCGGAGATCACCGGCCGACCAGACCCAGGACGGTTCGTCGGAGCCGCCGTTCCAGTGCGCCGCGCCGAACAGCACCGCATCGGCCGGGGGCAGACTGCGGATCCATGTCGCCGTGGTGTCGGTGATCCGCTGCCGGACGCTGTCCTTGAAATCCTTCCCCTTGCCGAGGTAGATCAGCGTGAGGTGCAGCTCTCCGGCTGCTTCGCCACCCTCGATTGCAAGGCGGGCCGCATCTTCCTCCGTGGGAATCAGGGCGATCATCGCCCCGGACAGATGGGATCCGTCGGCGTCAGCAGTCAGCGCACCCGGCCGGACGCTGACTGCCTTCCTGGAGTCGTTGCGGACCGTCAGGGGACCCGGGGGAAGGTGCCCCCCGTTGTCGTACTCACCGGCCCCGGAAGACCGGGTGCGGTAGAGCGGCCGGGTCCGTCCCTCCGCCTCCATCTTCAGATGGCCGCCTTCGTTGTCGTACTCGTCAGCCTGCACTGATACCGCCCCTCTGGCTCCGGTTCAGGCCGGGCGTGGTGACCCACTCCGACGTGTCCAGATAGGGCGCGGGACCCCCGACGGCGAGTCGGCCGAAAGAGTCGAGCCTGCACTCGTACGTGCCGGAGGACAGCCGGGCCGGGGGTGCTCCCCAGGCAGCCTGGGTGAACGGGCACGAATAGGCGTACTCCCGGCAGACCTCCGGGTGCAGGAGATCGCCGTTCACGCCGACGCCGAACCGGATCGCGTGCAGCGCCCTCATCTGTGCAGCCGTGCGTTCGACCCTGGCGCCGGACGCACTGCCGGACGGGGTCGCTCCAGGCTTCTCCGGCGGCCCCGGAGCCTTCGGTTCGGGCTGGTCGTCCGGGCCCGGGGGCACACCGCCGGTAGCTCCCGGAGACGCGGCCGACACCTTCGCCGTGATCTCCAGCACGTCCTTCCCGGCCAGGGCGTTCAGCGCGTCGGCCGCGTCGCCCGGGTTGTTCCGGATCAGGGCCTTCAGCGCCATGGCGATCACTTCGTCATCGGTCGGGGCGTCGTCTTCATCGAACCCGCCCTCGCGCCGCAGGGCCTCACCGGACAGTTCCAGCCGGTCGTATGCTGCCTGCGCGTTGGCCGACTTGTCCGGGCGCTGTGCCAGCTCCGACATGTCGTACCAGACGACGTACTTCGTGTACTCCTTAGCGTCCATCCCGGACGCCTTCAGCCGGGGCCAGAGATACCCGCGCGTCAGGCTGTCACAGATCGTCTCCGCCGTCGGAGCGATGTGAGTCTTGAGCGCGTCTTCGTCCAGGACCCAGGCGGTCCAGTGGTTCGCCTGGGCACGGCCAGTCAGGATCTCCGCCGGGATGTCCAGCTTGTTGGCCAGCCGGTTGATCGCCGACTCCCTCTTTTCGATGATCTTTTCATCGATCTTCAGCGTGAAGTCGACATGCTTGATCTTGTCGACGTACTCGGCCGGAACCTTGATCGGGATGGGGACGATCGCGGATGCCGTGCCCGGCTGCCGGATCGCTTCCATGGCGATCTCCACGAACTCCGCCGTGAAGGGATCGGGGGCATCGGCGAACTCCTCCCGGGTGGGGAACTCCACTTCGGTCGGGAGAAGCAGGATGCCTGCGGACGCCAGCCGGGACAGGTACTGCGCCACGATGTGCCGATTGACCAGTTCGAGTTCCCGCATGATCGGCAGGGCGGACCGGGCGACGGAGTCGGCCAGATGGTAGAAGCGGGCATGCGGCTTCCAGATCCGCACCGGGAGGGAGTTCAGCGGGAGGTCGGTCCATTCGATCGTCGGGACCCTGGCCGTGATGACCTGGAACTTCCGGTTCTGGACGCGGATCTCGTCTACCGACCGGACCGTCCAGTCCTCCCGGTCCTCTTCCGTGCTCGACTGGCCGACCAGGTAGCAGTCGCCGGGCACGGCCGCCTGAACCGTCATGGCCCGCATGAGCTGGCTCTGTCCGCCGACACCGCCGGACAGGGACCCTACGACGTCGGCCGCCGGACCGCTGTCCAGCGTCTTCGGTTCGTCGGTGTCGTCCTGGAGTTCGGCCGCCCGCAGCCGGACGCGCGACATCATGGCAGCCAGCCAGTTCACGCCCGTGTTGAACTCGCCGAGATCGTCGTAATAGCGCCACGCCTCCGCCTGCCAGGTGGCGGTCTGCTGGAGGTACTGCGATTCAGGACGCGCGACGGGGGCGGCTGCGGCGGTGAGGGACGGGGGCACAGCGGGCAGGGCCGCCCGGCGGCCGAACCCGAAGACGTCGTACCACGGCATGCGTGCCTCCCGGACCCGGTGCAGACGGGGCCAGAGTACCGTCGATCTCCGCAAACTCCTTCCGGGACATCGAAAAGGCCCGCCGCAGGGAAACGGCGAGCCTTCCCGGTGAAGGGCCTTGCCCGCGAAGCGGACCGAGGAACGTGGTCCAGCTTACCGCCGGGGCCGGGTGTGGGAGCAGCCGGGCAGCCCGCAGTCGCCGGGCGACAGCCAGCGCCCGAAGAAGTCGAGCAGGCGGCCGACGCGCTTCACCCGTTCACCCCTGGAGGGATGATCAGGCCGTTCATCTGCGCGAGGGCGGAGGCGAGCATGCCCCGCCAGGTATCGGCCAGTTGCCGGTCAGGGAAGACGGTCAGGGTGGTGGACGCGGTACGCAGGGTGAACGCCAGCCGCTGTCCGCTGGGGGTCTGGACGATACCGACGGTCAGTTCGGCCGGGGTTTCGGCCAGCAGGCTGTTGGACGGGTCGAACGGGGCCGTTCCGGCCCTGACCTGGGGTCCGTCCTCCGGTGTCTCCGTCATCACAGGGTCCCGTGTGTCCAGCCGGAGTTGCAGGACGTGATCACGTGCGTGGAGTAGACCCCGATGCACGGCCGGTAGTAGATCGTCGTTCCCTCAGGCGGGTAGCCGATGTACTGGTACAGGTCGGTGGACCCGCAGCCGTCGGAGTTCCAGAGATTGTCATGGACTCCGTAGTCGGACATCTGCACCTGGGTGACGGATGAGTACCCGTCGCAGGCCGTGTCCTGGGAGTAGACAACGTTCCCGTAATAGTGGAACCAGGAACAGGCGCCGCCGGTCGGGTCGCACAGCAGGGGGCCGTCGGCGGACGCCGACGCGGGAACGGTGAGCCCGAGCACCAGGGCCAGGGAGGCAGCCAGCGCTCCCAGGACGGACAGCAGGCGGTATCTCACTTCTGTTCTCCTTCAAGGATCTTGATGATATCGGTAGGCCAGACAGGGGCCAGGTCCACCGGCTCGCCGTCGGAACCCGGGATAGCGTCCTCGTACAGCTTCTCCAGCACAGTGTTTACCCTTTTCACCAGCTCCGGGCCGGAGACGAACAGGACGCGGGGCTTCACGACCAGTTCCGGGCTGCGAGAAGAGAGCCCGCGCCCCACACAGCGGGCCACACGAGCACAGGGGCGGGTACTCCGACGGTCAGCGCGGTCGCGGTGACCAGAACCAGGGCGACCCATCCGGAGGCGCACCACGGGCACGACAGGAGGTCGGACAGCCACTGCGGGACCCAGCGGGCCCGGGTCACGTAGCGGCTGGCCTCCGGCTCGTTCCCGTGATCGATGTCCCGGACCTGGCGGACCCAGGCAGGGGTACCGGCCGGAAGATCCAGGGCCTTGACCCCCAGACCGTCCCGGGGCGCGGCACGGTAGATCTCCCACTCCTTCTCGGTGAGCGGTCGCCAGCCGCTGACCATCCGGTCACGGAGCCAGAGCACGGGCGGGAAATCGTCCTTCACGACCAGCCGGGTAAGCCGGTAGGTAGCGACGGAGAGCAGCAGTACAAGCAGCCAGACGGGCATCTCAGATCCAGTTCCTTTTCAGTGCGGAGGCCCGGCGGGAATATCGCCGGGCCAGGTGAAGCGGCTGATCAGCGGACCCGCCATCCACGGTGGTACTGGTCGTCCAGTCGGCCGCCTTCGTCGTACGGCCGCCGCTGCGCCGAACCGTAGGTCCGGATGATGTACTGCGCCCCGTCCTGGACGCTGTCCAGGGGGCTGCGGCCCGGCCGCCGGAACAGCCGGACCGCGCGCCGAAGGAAACGCTTCACTGCCGGGCCACGAACTTTCCGGCCGGGGAGACGGACGCCGGTACCGGCGAAGTCACGACCTGACGCACGAACAGACCCAGCAGGACGGTTACGGCGCCGATGATCTGTGCCTGGTGCCCGTCGGTCCAGTGCAGGTTGAAGGCCACGAAAAGCGCGAAGAGAGCGTTCAGGATGCCGATCACCAGGGCGATCACGCCGTCATGGACGTAGATCGCATTGCCGACGGCGAAGACGAAGACGACGATCGCGGTGACGATGCCCTGTGCGTGGCCGGACAGGTCCAGGCCGTAGCTGGTGATGACCTGGAACACTGCGGAGACGATCGCGAGGATCGCCACCTGTTCGCGGCCGAAAAGCTTGAACATGGGGGCCCCTCTTTTAGGTTGGTTGGTCCACGGAAAGAAGATACTCCCGTGGGGCCGTTCAGTAGGCACCGCGCCCGGGAGTGATCTTCTTTCCCATGGCGCCGCCTCCCATCGAGCCCATGCCGCCGGACAGCAGGTGTGCCAGCTTGAGCCCCCAGCCGTTCCACACGGCCGCGTCCAGCCGGTCAGGCGACCAGTCAAGATCGTCGTGCCAGGTGCACATCTGGTCTTCCAGGGCCTCAAACTCCCCGGCGTGGTGCCAGCGTCCCTGGGAGGTGAGCGCGCTGACCGGCTCGGCACGGACCTTCTTCCCCCGGGTCGCGGTCACCACCTTGATAGGGATGTTGACGCCCTTGACCTCTGCGGCCGACCGGAGCACACCAACGCACATGGCTCCGCCGTAGTTCGTCTCCACGAAGATCTCGTCAGCCTCCCAGTCCACGGCCGCCTTGACCGCTGCCTTCCCCCAGCCGTCGGGGGACAGGTGGACGGTGCGGTCGTCCAGGATGTAGCCGTGCTTGTTCGGCTTGCTGGACCCGGGGATCTCGATCCCTTCTTCCACCGGCATCACGGTGGGCGGCAGGATGAGCTTGGACCGGGCCGCCACGACGATGCCCTGTTCCCCGGCACCGCCGGACGGGTCGACGCCGACCGAGATCCGCCCGAGATCCGGCAGATCGGACCTGTGCACCCGCGCGGCGTCGATCGTGCGGTGCTTCCAGAGCGCCAACTCGTCTTCGTCAATGAGCTGGCCGAGCAGTTCCTGACGGCCTAGCTGTGTACCGCCGTACTCCTCTTCCAGGGCTTCGCGGATCTCGGCAGGCAGGTGGGGATTGTCGTACATCGTGGCCCGGCTGATCACCACGTTGCCGATCTCGCCCCGGTCCAGCCGCTTGATCAACTGACGGGGCTTCGGAGTGGTCGACCCCACCCAGTGCGGATGCGGGCCGGAGCGCAGGCCGAAGCGCATCTGTGACCAGGCCGCGTCCAGGTATCGCCAGGCTGCCAGTTCCTCCAGCCACTGGAGGCAGCGGTTACCGCCGGAGCGCAGACGCTCGGTGTCGTCTTCGGTGTTCGCGCCGAACAGCTTCGCCTCACTGCCGTTCGGCCATCTGATCACCGAGCCGCCGATGGTGTTGACCAGCCGGGCTGTGGGGTCGTGGGCCCGGATGCCGGAGGGGCCGGAGAAGCAGGAAGTAGCCGCGTCACCGAGGGTCGGGGCGATGATCCCCACCCAGTGCGGGACGGGCCCGGACAGGCAGGCCGGGCCCTTGACGTGGTCGACCACGTACTTCGCGCAGGCGTCGGTCTTGCCCGCGCCGCGACCGGCGAGCAGCAGCCAGCCGTAGAACCCGGACTCCGGAGGAATCTGGTGGGGCCGTGGCGTCCAGCGTCCGGCCGACTCACCGTAGATGCGCAGAAGATCGGCCGCGCCTCTGGCGATCTTCTGCGCATCGGTGGTCATCCGGCGATCCAGGGGCAGTCATTGCAGGCAGCCACGATCTGGCCGCCTCCTCCGTGCTCGGTGCCCAGGTCGTAGCTGCCGCAGGCCGGGCAGGCTCCGGCCGGAAGGAGTTCACGCTGTGCCAGTTCAAGGGCTTCCGCAGGCCGCAGACCGGTTTCCCGCTGGATCCTGCGCGCCTTCCGCCCGTCGGTGCCGTACCTGTTCATGGTCAGATTGTGCACCGGGTCAGAAGGCGATCCACTCCGGATTGTCCAGGGTCCACTTCACGGTGCGTTCAAGCGACTCCTTCAGCCGGAACGGAGGCGTCCATCCCTGGACGGTCCCGAGACCGGCGAGCTTGGAGCCGTCCAGGGCGTACCGCAGATCGTGGCCGGGCCGGGAGGAATGGAAGGCGGTCGTCTCGTACCGGGGCTCCACTCCCATGAACCCGGCGATCATCTGCACCATCTCGATGTTATCGACCTCGCGCTCACCGACGATGTTGAAGCGGCTCGGACGGGAGCACCCGTCGGCGTAGGCGTTCGGCTCCCAGGTGCGCCACGCCTGTTCGAGCAGCCACAGCCAGGCGTCGGCCAGGTTGCGGGCGTGGAGGTAGAACCGGCTGCCGGGCTTCCCGTCGGTGTCGCAGTGCACCGGGACCGGCTGCCGGTCCAGAAGGGTCCTGATCGTCTTCGGAACCATCTTCTCCGGATCCTGCATCTCCCCGATGATGTTCATTGTGTTGGTGATCACGACCGGGACGCCGTACGTCCGCCAGTAGGCGGTACAGACCGCTTCCTGGGCTGCCTTGCTCGCGCTGTACGGGTTCGAGGGGACGATGACCGACCATTCCGCGTGCGCCTCCCCGGGGTCGGCCGGGCCGTACACCTCATCCGTCGACATCTGGAGGAAGATCTCCGGCCGGAGGTAGCGGGCCAGTTCGAGCACGTTGAGGATCAGCGCGGTGTTGTTGAGCACGAACGGGACCGGATTGAAGATCGAGCGGTCCACGTGCGACTCAGAAGCGATGTTCAGGATGTAGTCGATCTTCCCGAGACGGCGCCGGGACAGCGCGTCGACCGGGGCGGTCAGGTCCATCATGATCACTTTGACGCGCTCGTTCTCCACCGGGGTGTCCAGATCCAGCACCGCGCTGACCAGCCGGGGCGGCATTCCCTTATGACGGAAGGTCACCGGACAGACGATCTGCCAGTCGGTATTGATCAGCAAATGCCGGAGAACGTGTGAACCGACGAACCCGGCCGCGCCGGTCAGCAGGACGCGTTTCATGATCCATCCTCTGGGAAGTGGGCCGCCATCACATCCTGGTTGCGCATGACCTCCAGGATTCTGATGATCTCCTCAGCGCTGAAGTTCAGGAAGGTCGTCTCACCTTCGCTGAACGTGAACTTCTTCCCGTACGCAGGGTCACCTACAGTGCGGTAGTTCGCCGGGGGGCGCCGCCGTCTGATGTTCATCGTGTTCCTTTCACCGGATCGGCTAATGGTATAGCTATCCGGCCGGAACGCCTCGCCTGGTTACCTCTCAGTACCGATCAAGCGCTGACCTTGGGAAATCCCTAACTCAGGGCCGTTGGGGAGTTGCCCAAGGGCACCTGAGTTCGTTGGGGAGACGCCAACCTGGGGCTTTTCTCACTCTACGCACCGGTAGTTTATCGGATAATTGCTGAGAGCTACCGGATACCTATGCGGCCCGGCGGAAGGTCAGACCAGGCCGTGACCGGCCGCCCATGCCTTGCTGAGGTCCCAGAGCTGCTGGTCGGTGACTGCGGACGGTGACGGCGGGGCCGGGGGCACCGGAGCAGACGCCGTCCAGGTGGGCACGGTGATATCCCCGTCCTGCGAGAGCAGCCAGCGCAGGTTCGCCCCAGTGACGAAGAACGAGCCCCCGACGCCGAACGACTCACCCCAGGAGTTGTCCCCGCCGTAGACGTCGGTCGCCGGGTCGTAGGCACGGAGCACGAGTTCATGGCCACCGGCTTCGCCGGACGACCGGTTGACGATCAGGAAGCCCTTACTGTCCGTAGTGAACATCGAGTTCAGCCAGACCGTGCCCCACAGCACCGGCCCGGACATGAGCGCGGACCGAACGGCCGCGATCGAGAACGCGTGCTGGTAGCTGTCGACCAGTCCCAGGTCCTGTCCCATGGCCATGGCACCCAGACCGTCGCTGCCGGTGTCGTCCGGCAGGTACTGGCCCGGGTACGCGTCGTCGCGGGTCTCCAGGGAGTACGCCCGGACCGCGAAGTCCTCGTTCAGGATGTACGAACCGGCCGTGAAGACACCCTGACTGTCCGCGCGGACAGTTGCGGCGGCGAGCCCGGTCCGCTGCGCGCTGTCGGTGCCCAGCGCCCCGGTGAAGGCGTTCGTGGTGCAGGAGCCAAGCTGGCCCTGATCGAGGATCGGGATGCGCCGGGTCCAGTTCACCGGCACGATCGCGGACTTCGGGAGTACGCCGTACGCGTGCTTGAGAGAGCGCTTGTCGTGCCGGACGTGGCGTCCCAGGCGCGGGTCTCTCGGGAGGTACCGGTGGATGTGCACGGAAGTATCGGACGGCATGTCGTGCCTTTCGGTCTGCCGGATCGGACAGCGGCAGGGTACGCCCGGGAAGATCAAGGGACGGCAAAGGCCCCGGCGGGCGCCCGCCGGGGCCGTACACCGCTTCCAGGGGCCTGCCACGCGCAGACTGTCGGCGGTGCCGCTCATCCGGGAGGACCGCCCTCGCGATCCTCCCGCCGGACCCTGCCACGTCACCCGTGCGCCGCGCCGGTCCGGTAATGCGGCGATCTTACCGCAGGGCCAGCACCTGGCCGGGCAGGATCAGGTCCGGGTCGGAACCGATGACCACGGCGTTGCGCTCGTACAGCCGCTGCCAGCCCTGGCCGGTGCGCTGGGCGGCGATCTGCGACAGCGTGTCCCCGTGGACCACCCTGTACGAGTTCGGGCCGGAGACGGCCGCTGAGGGCTTCGGCCGGTGTTTCAGGACGTTCGCCGGAGGGCTGGTCACGACCGCCGGGCCGCCGGAGCGGTGCGGGCGCTTCACGGTGACCGGGCCAGTGGTCTTGTGGCAGTGGTGCACCACGCACCAGAGCCGCAGGGGAGGGTGCTTGACGACCGCCGGGCCGCCGGAACGGTGCAGTCCGGCCTGCGGGCCGCACACCGGCCAGGCTCCCGGACCCTGGGAGGCGAGGACGTTCTCCGCTACCCGGATCTGCTCGGTGCGGGACGCGGCGGCCGGGTTGCCGGAACCGCCGTTCGCGTGCCAGGTGCCGAGCGTGAACTGAAGACCGCCGTAGTAGCCGTTCCCGGTGCTGATGTGCCAGTTCCCGCCGCTCTCGCAGGCCGCGACCCGGTCCCAGGTGGACCCGGACGCGGCAGCCGAGTCGTGCGCCCCGATGGCGACCACCCCCAGCAGGGCGGCTGCGGTCACGGCTGCGAATCGGGCAGTACGCATGATCGGTCCTTACCGGTAGGGAGATTAGGTCGTCCGGTGAGCGTAACCGGGCCTTGGGCAGCGGCCGGGCAGAGAAGGGCCCCGCCGCAGGTCAGTGGCGGGGCCGGTGTACTTGACAGGGGGATCAGATCACGCTCTCCCGGGACGCCTCGATGGCCAGAAGACGTTCCTGCGCCGCCTCCAGGGCGCGCATCCGCACCTCCGGGGTGAAGCCCAGGGCGTCGATCGCCGCAATCACCGCTTCGGCGACCGCCGTCGACTCCATCTCGATCCGGGTACTGAGCTGGACCTGAGTGGGCGGGTCAAGGCCCTTCAGCTTGCAGATCTGGGCAATGACCCGGGTCGCCGTGTCGGCCGCCTTCGTGTCCCCCTTGACCGCGTTGCCCCACACCCCGGAGAGCACGCGTTCCAGCCGGTCGAACTGGATCTCACGGAGTTCTTCCACGGAATCCTCAGTCAGCCGCCGGGACTTCTCCCGGGCACGCTGCCAGTCGACGCGGGCCAGGGCCGCCGGATCGGTGGCCCCCCGGCCGTACTCCGCCGCGATCTTGCGGCCGATCTCGGGGAAGGAGACTCCGGCCAGCCGGAGCTGGACGACCTTCCTGCGTCGTTCGTCCACCCTGAACTGTTCAGGACTTGGGGTCCCCATGTAACACCTCCTGGAAAAACGGGTCAGGCCCGGCCGCCGTTCGCCCTGCGCAGTTCCTCTTCAGGGCTGCCGCAGTCGGCGATCTTCGTCCGGAAGTAGGCCACCAGACTGATTCTCTCAGCACCGCATTCACGGCACGCCCCGTTCGGTTTCCGGCCGCAGGCACAGACCAGCGCGGTGTTCCCGTGCCACTGGTGCGCGTCCATGAGCAGCAGATCGCCGTGCTGGAGATCGACCGCCGTCCGGTACTCGGGGAACACCAGATGACCGCCGCTGTACGTTCCCCGGCGGAGCACGGCCAGAGCGGAGAACCCGGCGTCCAGGTCACCCCTGTCGGTGTGCACCCCGGTCGGGTACGTATTGTTGACCGTCACCGTGGAGAACGGGGTACCGGGCACCACCCAAGCCGGATGGGCCCGGTCGGCGGCTGCCTGCTGCGCCGCCGCGCGGTCGCCGACGTACTGCCGCTGCTTCTCCGCCACGGCCTGGAGAAGGGGCCGGAGCTGCTGCCACTGCGGGAGGTTCCGGCCGGTCCAGGACGTGAGGCGGCAGTACTGCCGGTTGGGGGCCGGGTCGAACGCCCCGGCCATCACCGACGACACCGGGCGCGATTCGCTCCGGGGCCGCTCGCCCTGCCCGGCCGCCTCTTGGGCGTGGAGGGTGTAGAGCCTCCGGGTGCCGGACGCCATCCCCCGGTTACGGGTGGTGATCTTCCCCAGGCTGTGCAGGATGCCGTACACGCCGGGCCGGTCGGCTTCCTCCCGGAGCACGCCAGGAAGGTAGACGCACAGCGGCCGGTTGTCCGGCATCCGCACGAACGCCGGACCGGTGAGAAGCAGGTTGAAGTCCTCCGGCCCGAGGATCTTCCCCTGCTTTCCCTCCAGCTCTGCGGCCGGGACACGGCGCCGCAGCCGCAGGTCAATCACCGCAGGGCTTCCAGGGCCGGAATCAGCCGGATCAGTTCGGCCGCCGTGTCCTGCGGGGTGAAGTACTCGGTGGACACCCAGTACCGGCGCGTGTCCGCCTGGGAAAACTCCATGATCCTCCGGGCCTTCGTCGCAGCGCCTTTGAGCCAGGCCGGGTTCTGGTTGCTGCCCCGGGCGGCCCGGCGGTCCGCGAGGAAGGACGGTCCGGCGTCCAGGTGCACCAGGTGCAGCGTGTAATTGGACGCCACCGCCTGGTTCAGGAAGCGCGCGTTCGCCAGCCGGGCACCTTCGGCGAGCACGAGCTTTTCGGTGCAGTCGCCGATCCAGTTGATCGCGTGCTGGTTGACCGCCATGCCGAGAGCGTCGGTTCCGCTGAAGCTCTCGCGCCGGGTGCCCAGCTCCACGGCGACCGGTTCAGCCGTCTGCGGCGGGGTGTGCGTCCGGTACAGACCGTCGTACTTCATCTGCCCGGCCCGGAAGGGCACCCGGTGGAGATTCCTGGTCAGTTCGGCCATGGCGGTTGACTTGCCGACGCCGGGCGGCCCGACCAGGTACACGAAATCGTTCATCACAGACTTCCTATCTCCGAAACGATGTCCAGCGCGAAAGCGGGCGCGAACGCGTATCCGCTGCGACCGAGCCCGGCGAGCATCCATACCCGTCGGTGCACCCGGCCGTGCACCGGTTCGGCGGTCGCGTGCCTGACCCCGGCCCGGTAGACCCATTCTCCGACGTCCCCGCAGACCACGCCTTCCGAGAGCAGCCGGTCCCGGATGCCCTCCGCCGTCCGGCGGGCCTGCACAGGAGTCGCACAGCGGGAGGCACCGATGCGCGTCTCTCCGCCCGAGACCGCCGCTGTGTAGCTCAGCCGGTCGGTGCGCCGGAACACCGACAGGGGGCCGCCGGGGTCGGTGCGGTGTCCCCTGGCCGCGAAGATCCCGCCGTAGCTGACCAGCGGGGGCCCGTTCCCGGCCAGGGGCGCCGATTCGGGCCCGGCCGCGATCACCAGCGCGTCGTAGACGTCCTCCCGGCCGTCCAGGCTGACCCGGACGTTCCTGTCCTGCTGCACCCACCATTCGAGCCGTGCGGACAGGTCCGGCGTGAGAAGCGGGGACGTCGGGTTGATCAGGTAGTAGTCGGCCTGGATCTTCACCTGGCCGCGCCGGGGGTCGTACACCAGGGCGGAGCTGGCCAGGGTATGGCTGTGCTGGGCATACCAGCTCAGGGACCGGCGGAGCGTGAGGCGGTGCTCCCCGCTCCACCACGCCGACCTGGTGACGGCGAACGCGCAGCGGCTCGCGGCCCCGGAGGGGTACGGGTCGGTGACCGTGACCTGGTGGCCGTCCCGGCGGAGCCCGGCCGCCGTACAGCTTCCCGCAATGCCCGCTCCGGCTACCAGGATCCTCACCGGGTCACGATCTTCCCGGTGTCCCGGTAGACCCGTCGGCGGGGGCGGTCTACCCCGTCCCAGCCGGAGATCTCTCCGACGTAGCTGAGCGGGATCACGTGCTGCCGGGCCGCCAGAGCAGCGTTCGTGAGGGTGCTCGGCACCTTCGTGAGCTGTTCCTGCATGAGGTCGATGTCGTGGCCAACGTAGTAGCGCCCTTCCGCCAGAGCGTGGAAGTCGCACAGCGTGGTTTCCGCCGTGGCGTAGTCGGCTGGCAGGCCGGAGGCGCGCAGATGGGAGACGACTTCCCGGGACAGGGAGTCCAGGTGCTTCACCGATGCCGGGTCGTCGCCCTGGGGGAGATCGTCTTCGTACAGCAGGGCGAGACCCTTCCTCGGGCCGGTGCTGTGCGCGTGGCCCATGTCGGGAGCCTCGATTGGCAGCCCGGCGATGTGCTGGAGGAGTTCGGCCGTCTTGTATGCGGCCCACCGGCCGTTGCCGTGGATCGTGGCCAGGCGGCCGGTAAGAATCTCCCAGCGGGTCTCCCGGGACACCTCGGTCAGCATGCTGATCGTTTCGCACCAGTCCACGATCGCGTGCTCGCGGGCCGCGAGGTCGTTGAGATGTGCGAGCAGGGAGACCGGGTTGCGGTGCCCCCGGCGCTCTGTGCCGCACGGCAGGTCCAGCGGGGCCGTCCGTGCATCGGCGAGCCCATTGGTGCCGGAGAACGCAGCCAGGGCGCTTCCGGCGTGGTAGTACGCGGCGTGGCACAGAACCAGCCAGATCCGCTGCCGGAAGGTCATCCCGGCCTCTTCGGCGATCCTGGCGAACACCGGGTACACCGGGTCCAGGTCGGTGCTGTCTTCCATCTCCCGGTGAAACGTCGTGTAGTGGTCCCACAGATCACTCATCACTGCTCTCCTTCTCCGTGCCGGTCTTCCTGGCCAGTCTGTTCGTGCGGTCCCTGAGGTCGGCCGCCGCGCGGACTGCGGCCGACGACATCATGAGCTTTTCCCGGGCGTCGGCGTGGTCATGGAACCGGCGCACCCATGCGGCGTACGCCGGGGGCCACACGGCCCGCCAGTTGCCCCCTGCGCTGCTGCGCCCGAGCAGGTGGGGGCGGCGCCGGGCCTGGACTTCGTCGGTCACCATGCTGATAACGAAGCAGCAGAACAGGTACCCGGCCGCGCTCTCGCAGACCCACTGCCAGACGTTCACCCGGCGCCCTCCGGCGGAGGCGCCGCGTCCGGGTCTTCCTCGTGCTGCTCTCCCCAGGTCCGGGCCGTGGCCCGGAGGTCTTCGGCCAGCCGGTCCCGGGTGTAGCCGTCGGACCGGACCCATCCGCAGGTGCAGCTCACGAAGACGGAGCCGCCCTGTTCGCCGGGCAGACCGTTGGGGATCGTCTGCACCTGGGTCCGGTGCTCGGGAAGGTCCGGCTTCCCGGCCGCCGTCTTCTTCGCCGCGCTGCTGCCCCGTGTTCCGCGTTCAGCCATCACTCGCCTCTTCCTCGGTCACGCCGGAGTGTGCCCGCAGGGAGCGGAGCACGATCTGTCCGGCTGTCAGTTCCTGGCCGTCCCGGTCCCGCAGCGAGCGGATGAGGGCGGTCGCCTCCTGGTGGTCGCCCACCGGCATGACGACGATCAGTTCCACGGCCGTCCCGCCCGCCGGGGTCTGCCGGGGCTCGTACGACTCGATCCGTTCCCGCCGGGCCTGTTCTTCCTCGGGATCTTCGGCGTACCGGGCGCCGGTCGGGCCCGGCTCCGCCTCTTCGGTCTCCCCGAGCCCGGCCAGCAGGTCGTCCAGATCGTCCGGGCTGTAGCCGGTACCGTCCAGGCCGTCCAGCGACCGCAGCAGATCGGCGAGGGCCTGATCGTCGTAGCCGCCCGCGTCCGGCAGCCGGTTGTCCACCAGGTTGATCCGGCGGGCGGTCTCTTCGTCGCAGGCGATGATCTCGCAGCGGGCGAAGGGACGCCCGAGCCGCTTCATCGCCTCCAGAGTGTGGTTCCCGGCGAGCACGGTGTACCGGCCGCCGGTCGGCCGGACGATCAAAGCCCGGTACTGGCCGTTGGTGTCCAGCGATTCCATGATCTTGTCGACGTCACCGCGCCGGGCGTTGCCCGGGAAGGTGTCCAGTTCGTTCAGCGGGATGTCCTGGGTGGACTGGTACTCGGTCATCGGATGTTCCCCTGTCTCCGGTCGGTGCGGCGGATGATCCACTGTGCTGCCGAGTACAGCAGCCGGGCTGCCCGGGGAGCCGGGTCGACGGCCAGGCATGCCGCGTCGGCCGTCCGGCGGGCCTTCTCCGACGGCCACGCTCTGGCCGAAGGAGCGTCGACGGCTGCCGTGGTGGCGTTCCAGATGCAGGCCCGCAGACCGGCTCCACCGGCACGGGCTTCGGTCACCGCGCGCCGTACGTCCGTCAGGACGCGTTCGACTTCAGGACTGCGCACCGCAGGTCTCCTTCCGGGGCGAACAGCACCGGGCCGGGGGTCGTCGGCCAGAAGATGCTTGCGGTCCACGCCCCGCAGCGTGAGCACACCGCATGGTGGATCTCCAGACCGTCGTCCGTCACAGGCCGGGAGCGGGTCAGTGTGCCGGTGTGGAGGCATATCACCAGCCCGTCGGCGACGGAAATCGTTCCGTCTTCATTCATCGTCATTTATGTCACTTTCTCTCAGAGCACTCATGCCCCCGGAGGTCCAGGAACCGGCTTCGTACAGCTCGATCATCCGCTCGTGCGCGTCTCCGTCGTTCAGGCCGAACGTCTTCCCCCAGGCCTTCATCATCGCCTCGAACCGGGTATTCGTCCCGTCGTACGGCGCCCCGGCCACCAGCCGCGACCAGGCATCCGAGAGACGCTTCTCCATCAGCACCGGGCCGGTCCGCAGCATGGCCCACTCCAGCAGGCGTTCAGCCCGCCTGGCCGGGTACCCGGATGCCTTCACCTTCGCCCGGTAGCCGTCCACCGCCGACGCGTCGGCGACCGCCTGCCTCCAGGCCGGGGAGACCAGGGTCAGCACACTGACACCGATTCCCTGCACCGCTACGGCGAGATGAGCGAAGCCCCGCAGGTCGTTATCCGTCATCGTGTCTCGAATCCTCTCCACTCGTACCGCACCATCGTGCCCCGGAACCTCAGGTCCCGGCTCCGGGCATAGACGCCGACGAGCGGCGGGTCTTCCCACTCGATCCGGTCCGGGAGCGGAGGCGGAACTTCCGCCAGTTCGCCGTCCCTGGGACCGCCCATCAGTTCTACGGATATCAATCGGTCACCCCGAAAGGATTGCCGGGACGTTTGTACGTCTGCTTTCCCGGAGGATTACCGATATGGAATTCGCCGCAGTACCAGCACTGGTATATGACCAGCGTTCTCCTTCCCTGCCGGTGCTGGATCTTCAGTGTCTTCTTCGCCTGGGACCTGGACGGATACCGCTTCTTCGTCGTACAGGCGATGTCCTTCCCGTTCACCAGACCGCCTCCCAGTGATAGATCCTCGCCCCGTCCCGGGAAAGATCGTCGCTGAGAACGTACCGGCCGGGCTCGACACGGACCTTCCTGGGATCGTCCGGCTGGTCACCGGAGACCGGCACGCTGACCGTCAGCCAGGGCGGTACAGGCTCATGCAGGCCGACCACGAGCCCGTCGGACGGGCCGCCCCTGAACTCGATGTCGACGGGGCTCACCGCGCCTCCCGGTACGTCATCCCACACGCTCCCTCAGTTGCCGCCCCACCAGCAGGGTGTATGCCGGAGGGATCGATTCGTTCAGTTCTTTCTCGGTCATCCAGTCGATTCCCATAGCAACCGACTTCAGGAAGGGGGACCGGCCGCCGACGTTGTGGTTGCCTCCGAACACCTGCTGAATCCCGCTCTCCCGGTATCCGAGACCGTTGGTCCGGGACTTCCCGACGTACAGCCGATAGGGCTTGTGCCGGTCCTGCCATTCGTGGTCGCAGACCGAGCCGGTCAGCTTCCAGTTCGTCTCGAAATACCGGTGCCTCCGGATGCGCAGGCCGAACGACGACCCGCAAAGCATGACCGGATCGATCATGTGGGGCAGAGCGTCCTCCACGTTCTCCAGCGCGTACGGGACGTCCGGCACCTCCGACAGCAGACGCTCGCGCATCGGGGCAATGAGACGGGGATACTGCCTGCCTCCGGAGCGGTGCCGCATGCGGCCGTAGCCCTGGCAGGGAGGGCTCAGCGCGATAGCGTCGAACCCTTCCAGGGGAAAGGTCAGCGCGTCCGCCCGGACGAACGTGAACGGGTAGTTCGGCTGTGGGTCCAGGTCGACGCCGGTCACATCGAACCCGGCCATGTGGTAGCCCATGCTGGCACCGCCCCCGCCGCAGAAAAGATCGAGAAGCCGGGGCCGGGACTCTCTCTCTCTCTCTCTCTCTCTCTCTCTCTCTGCATCACTTCTCGCTCGCCGCCCCCCAGTTGAGGCACGGCCCGGTGGTGTCGGCGAGGATCGGGACACCCCGCCATTCCGTCGTGAACGCGTCCTTGACGACCGCCTTGACTTCCTCGGCTTCTCCCTCCGGGACGCTCATCACGATCTCGTCATGGACGAACGTACGGAGGTACTTCCAGTAGCTCTCCGGCAGCCGAAGCAGAGAGTCGAACACGAGATCGCGTGCGCCGCCCTGGCCCATGAGGGCCGGTGCCACGGTGTAGGCGAAATTCGGGTCACACCGCATCATCCGGCCGAACCCGTTGTCCAGCAGTTCATTCCGGGCGCCGCGCTCCCGGATTTCCTCGCGCCATTCGATCAGCCGGGGGAAGCGCTCCGCCATTCCGTTCATGAACGTCTTCACCAGAGCCGGGTCGAGACCGTTCTCGATCATTTTCCGGGCTCCCAGGCCGTAGTTCCAGCCGTGGCCGATCGCCTTCGCGTCCTGCCGGAAATCGGGGGACCCGAAAACCTGGGTAGCGATCATCTTGTGCGCGTCCTGGCCGGGCTGGAACATCGCGATGTAATTCGTGTCCTGGCAGTGACCGGCGATTGCCCGCATGTCGACCTGGCTCGCGTCGCAGGTGATGATCACCTCGCCGTCGTCGGGAACGTAGATCTCCCGTTCGTGGTGGCGGCCGTTGTGCTTGCCGTAGACGGTCATGCCCGGGTTGGTCACGCTTGCCCGGCCGGACGCCTGCCGCATCGACACCACCGGGTGCACACGGCCGTCGGCCGCCAGGTAAGTCAGTGCGGTCTGGTAGACGGTCCGGGTGGTGGTGATGACCGCCATCAGTTCGAGCACGTGGGCCAGCTCCGGGGGGCACTTCGGATGCGCGCTGACCGCCTTCAGCGACTCGGCTTTCGTGGAGAGCCGGTTGTTGTCGGTCAGGGGCGGCCGGGTCACCCCGTACCGCTCCCAGAGCTTTCCGACCCATTCGAGCCCTTCCGTGGTGGCCAGGGGGGACTTCGCGGGCTCGAACACCTCGTGCCGGGCCTTGCCCCGGCCCCGCATGACGGTCCTGCCCAGGGGGAGCCCGAACCCGTCCGCCAGTTCCTGTTCGGCCGCCTTCTTTCGTTCCTGGCCTTCGCGGTAGCGGGTCTCCAGCAGCTCCCTGTCGACCTTGAACCCGTTCAGGGTCATCCGGCCCATCATGGCCGCGATCCGGTGCTCGCGCCGGGTGTAGTCCGTCTCGGGGAGCACCCGGCGCACGTGCCGGGAGGCCCGGAGATCGCCACGGAGGTAATCGTGGTACTCGGGGTCGTCCAGCGGGATCTTGTCGTAGCCGCCGTGCTTCTTCTTCAGCCGGTCGACGTCATCGGTTTTGCCCTCCAGCCCGTACCGGGCCGCCACATGGTCCAGGTCGTAGCTGTCGACGGAGGAATGCCCCCGGGACATCGGGGGGTGGGCCTGCCGGGACAGGGGGTCGGTGTCGACCGCCTTCGCGCAGAACGCCTCCCAGTCCAGGCCGTGCCAGTAGGCCAGGGCAAGCCCGTCGAACCCCAGGATGTTGTGGCCGTAGACGGTCTCCGCCTGGTTGATCTTCTCCACCAGGGCCTTCATGTCGGACCCGGTAGCCGTCTCACCTGCGGAATCGATCAGCCCGCCGATCCGGACGAAGCCGGGCCCGTAGGTGAACAGTTCTTCCGCCGACGCAGTCTCCAGGTCGAACCCGATCTCACCCGAGGCGTCGAAAGCCCTCAGGGGGTCCTCAGGGGCCTCAGGCACCTCTTCCGGGGGAATGGGGCCAGGAACGGCCCCCAGGCTCTCCTGACCCCCGCCAGGCGCCGGGACGGGGCATGTCTCGTCTTCGCCGTCATCGGCGAACGGGTTGAACGACAGGAAGTCCTCGCTGCCGTCCGGGGCAGCAGGGGGTGCCGGTTCCGCTTCCGCATTTTCGATCATGGTTTTTCCGTCTCCGTATCGAAACGATTCCGTTTCGGTACCGCCGGTACCGTCACGTTCTATAACCCCTCGCGTATGGGGAGAGCTTTCCGTTATAGATCCTGACAGTACTGGGAGTACCTGATCTTGGTCTGGATTCCCGGCCTGCGGTGTTTCCGGAGAGTGACCGAAGGGGTCGGAACCAAGATCGGGATTTGTCTCACCATCCGGACCGGGGTTCCCCTCCTCCGGCGTCTGGAACCGGACCCCCAGCCACGCGTAGTAGTTGACTCCGGTGACAGCTTCCGGATGCAGCGTGGACAGTCCGGGCCGCCTCTTGATCCGCTTCCGTTCGACGTTGTGCTGGGCCACCCGGTCATGTCCGCCGAATCGTGCCGAGAACGTTTTGTCCCCCCACTCCTTTCCGCCGCGCTCCCGGAGGAAGGCGTTGAAGACGTCGCGCAGCTCCGGTGAGATCACGTGGCTGTCGTAGTCGAACGCGAGATGGTCCTCGATGAAGTGCAGGACCGGGTCGCTCTCCATCCGCCACTTCCGGGTCTCGGACATCACGTAGTCCGGGGGCTGCGGCATCACCAGGGCCAGGTCGTACCAGCGCTGTGCCCCGGCGACCATCCATGCGAGGACTGCCTCTTTCACCTGCGGGTCGGTCTGCACGCGCTGCCGCAGGGTAGGGTCGGCAAGCCGGTCCATCGGCCCCCTGATCTCCGCCGGGTCGGTCCGGTAGGTGTAGGGGAACCTGACCAGCGCGAGACGCCTCCAGGTGCCGTGGTCCGTCTCGTCCACGACCGGCTTGTAATTGGAGTTCACGAACAGGCTGTGGGTCGCCTCGAACGTCACGCTGTCCTGCCGGATCCGCCGGGCAGTGATCTCCCTGGTGCCGGTCAGCTTCTTCAGCCGGTTCGTGTCCAGCCGCCGTGACTCCGGGGTCTCTTCCAGCACCGCGTACCGGGCCCCCATGAAGTCCATCATTTCGGTGGGGTGGTTGTCGCTCGCGCCGCCGAGCATGGCCCGATCCGAGACCACCACGTGGTACTTGCCCGCGACCTCCGCACAGGCGTCCGAGATCGTGCTCTTGCCGTTCTGGCCCCCGCCCTGGCAGATGATCGCCAGATCGTCCGGGGTCATGTGGCCCGTGATCGCCTGGCCCATCCGGAGCTGGAACCAGTCGGTCATGTCGCCGGGCATCGCGGTAAGCGCGGTCGTCCAGTCCGGATGGGTCGCGCCCTTGACGTAGTCGCACCCGGCGATCTTCGTCATGAGCTGGTCGGGGTCGTGCGGCTGGAGTTCGCCCGTGCGCAGGTCCAGGATTCCGTTCGGGCAGTTCAGCATGTCCGGGTCGGAGTCGAAATCATCCGGCTTGCATTCCAGGACGCCCCGGGCCAGCCGTACCAGGCTCCCGAGCCGTCCGGCCGACAGCACGCCCCGCCAGCCGTCGATCTGGGTACGCATGTCCCGGTGGTGGTCCTGCCGCTGCCGGTCCAGTACGGTGTTGAACGCCTCCAGGGCCCACAGCCGGACGGCTTCGGTGACCGTCGCATCGGTGGCGCCCTCCCAGATCTTCCCCGTCCAGGTCATCCATCCCAGGCCCGATGCCCAGCAGAACCGCCCGTCCAGTTCCTCGCGGCACACGGTGTCGGTGAGCACGGCGTCCGAGAACGCCGCGTCCTGCGCTCCGTCGGCCGGGAGTTCCTTCATGGCCACGGCCGCCAGTTCGGCCATGGTGCCACCGGCCGCAAAGAAGTCGTCCACGCCCTTGACCGGGACGCCGTTGCTCTCCGCCGGGACGATCAGGTACCGGACGTCGGAGACACCCTTGCTCTCCAGCCACATGCCGAGTCTGCGCATGGCCAGCAGGACGTTCCGCTTCTCCCGGGCGTCGGCGTCGAAACAGACGACTACCGTCCGGTCCCGCAGCGGGATGTCCTCCCAGTCCCCGAGAGTGCCGTGTTTGCTCCGCCAGTTGAAGACGCCCGTCAGGGTGACGACCGCCCGCCCCTTGCTGCACAGGGCGTCGGCCTTCTTCACCCCTTCGGTGATCCACAGCGGTACCGACGGGTCCCGGACGCTGTCCGAGCAGGACGGGGGCACGTCCAGCCGGTTCGGGGTGCCGGACTGGGAGGCGTACTTCTCGCGCTTCCCGCCGGGGGCCTCCTGCGGTACGGCGGGCTTCCACTGGTACCCGATCCGCTCGCCGGTCACCCGGTACATCGGGATGAGCAGCCCGGGGAAAGCGGAGTCCTCCCGCCACGCCCACCGGGGAATCCTGATCTCCTTCAGCCCGGCTTTGTCCGCGTCCGAGCCGTCCAGCGTGCGGTATCCGCGCGCCGTGATCTGACCGTCGGAGACCACCGACCCGGCCAGCTCCATACGGTGCGTCTCCGAGAGGTACACCGGCACCGCGTCCGCCGGTAGCGGCTGCTCGGCAGCCGGGGCCGCCGCTACCGGCGCGGGCACGGAGCCGGGCAGCGCGGGTCCGGGTTCCCCGGCCCGGCCCGCCGCTTCGCTCGCCTCCAGGAAGCCCATGATGTCCGTCAGGGGCGGAGGTCCGCCCCTGCTGCCCGTGCCTTCTGACTCGCTGTGATCCGCCACATCAGCCCCGCTCTCCGTGCTCGAACCTCGCCGACCTCGCGGCCGTCAGGGCTTCCTCGTACCGGCCGGGCCCGCTCCCCAGGAACTCCGGCCGCCGGTCTTCATCCGGGTAGACCGTCCGCAGTACGGCCGTCTCCGGATCCGTCATGGTCCAGGCCCCGTCCTCGCAGGGGTCGTTCTCGGTGCGGGTGAAGACCCATCCTGTACCCGCCCCGCGCTTCCGGGGGACATCTCCCACCAGGATGATCAGCGGACCGACGTACAGATTGATCTCGGAGGCGACCGCGATTTCCCGGTGGTCCGGGGGCGGCCCCTTCACCTCGATCCAGAACTGCCGGACCGGTTCCATGTGCGTGCTGACCCGGAAGTCCGGCAGGTACCGGCCGGAGGGAAGTTCGTATCCCTGCGGCTCGAACTCCCACTCGATGTGCAGATGATCAAGGAAGACTGCCCAGCGTGCCTCCAGCCGGGACCTGAAGCGGCACCCGGCGTAGTGCGTCTCGATCGAATGGACCGCCACGGCCGCATCCCCGCTCAGGGACGGACGGACGGGACGGCGTAGGGCTCCGGCGCGGGCCGGGGTGCCAGGAAGGCGGACAGCTCCGCCTCCGAGATGCGCACCCCCCGCTGTCCGACGCGGTACCGGCTCAGCGGTACCCGGGCGTCCCGCAGCCAGCGGCGCACGGTCTGTTCCTCAACTCCTGCGCGGGCCGCTGCCTCGCGTACTGTGAGGTACCCCGCCGAGGGGGTATCGTTGGTATTCATACGTACACAATAGCTCGCGAACGTTCGGGCACCTAGCACGGCTGGAGATGGAGAGATGATCCGGAGCATCGGAGAAGTACTGAAGTCCGCCCGGGACGACCGGGTCAGAAGGCTGCCGGTCTGGGCACAGATCCTGGTGGACAACCTGGCGGTCCACCTGGACCGGCAGACCCGCTATGCGGAAGCGACCGCCCGGCGTGCGGAGCTGGAGACCGACGCGGCCCGCAAGCTGCTCAACGAGGGACCGGAGAACTCCGACACCTTCCTGTCGCTGGCCGGTGTCCTGTCGACTGGTTACAGCGAAGACGAGAACGACGACCGGCCCCTGGGGAGCGGCGTGAGGATCGAGTTCCGCCTCCCCGGCGACGGGCCCGGCGAGGGGTTCGAGGTGCGCCTGAAGGACGGCAGCCTGGAGATCAGCGGACTGAACGTGCTGGCCGTGGCCCCCGTCGACTCCCACACCCTGAAGATCTTCCGGAACTGAGGAGAACGACCATGAACGAGGAGAACGACCGGGGTCCGAAGATCCACCTGGACCCGGAGGTGACCCGGGCCGTGAACGCCGTGTTCCACCCGGAGCACATCTGCATCCCCCGGTACTTCGGTCCGGGCGCCGGTATCCGCTGCCGCTTCTGCAACGCGAAGATCGCTGAGGACCCGCGCGTGGCTGCCACGGCCGCGTCCCCTTCCCCGAACCCGGAAGCGGTTCTCGCGGCCGTGGCGGCCCGGGGGGCGCGCTGCGACCGCTGCGGGCACTGGACGTACCGCGACGCGGCCCGGCCGGAGGCCGGACGCCCGCCGGTCCGGAACCTCTGCCGGAACTGCTCGGACCTGGGCAACGGCGAGCCCCGGCTGACCCGGCTCACCGGCTGGCGGGAGACCCCGCACCGGAAGCTGACCCAGGAACAGGTCTGGTACCTGAAGGGTCAGCGCTACCAGGGTGACCCGCGCAAGGTCCAGCCCCCGCTGTCGATGGCGGAGATAGCCGCCGCGCTGCGGGAGAACCCGGTACTCCGGGCGATCTCCGAGGAACACCGGCAGCGGTCGGAGGGGTCATGACGGCCCGGAGCTGCACCTGCGCGGCCGGGAATCCGGCCGACTACGACGGATCCATGCGGGACTGCCCGCAGCACGGTGACGTGACCTCCGTGTACGGCCTGCGGCGGGGCCCGATGCTGCTCGGCCGCAGTTACCTGTCCATGGCCCAGCACGTGGAGGCCGACCGGGCGAAGGCGGTCGCGCAGGGCACCGACGACAGGGCTCTCAACCTGATCGCCGACGCCCTGAACGTCGTGTCCTCCGGCGGCCCCGGCGAGCTGGTTGCCCGGCTCAGCATCCTCCGGCGGAACGTGGAGAGCTGGCAGGCCCATCTCTGGGGTAACCCTGACCCGGCGGCGCCCCCGGAGGACGACGGCCGGTGCGGAGCTGTCGACCCGGACGACCTGGACGCCTGCGGAGACTGCCCGGACTGTCGACCGGCGCCCTCCGGTCCGCCGCTGTCCGAGGTGAGCGAAACCCTGTTCGGCATCCGGCCACACCGGCCGGTCACCCCGGGGGAGGACGCGCGGATGAAGACGTTCGCTGAAGCCTTCCCGGGCTACTGCCCGGACGGGACCTGCGGGAAGTGCGGCGCCTGCGAGCTGCGGAAGGGGGAGGGATCGTGAGTACGGAGCTGCACCTGCGCCCCTACCAGACCGAGTGCATCAGCGCGGTGTGGACCGCGTGGGCGAACGGCATGCAGCGTCCGGCCGTGGTGCTGCCCACCGGCTCCGGGAAGACGATCGTCTTCTCGAACCTGGCCAGGCAGTTCATCGAGCTTACGCAGCCGTACGGGCTGCCGTACCGGGTGGTGGTGCTCGTGCACCGCGACGAACTGGCCGACCAGGCCATGGACAAGATCCGCACGGTGGCGCCCCGGCTGACCGTCGGCAAGGTGAAGGCGGCCGACGACGATATCCACACCGATGTGACGGTCTGCTCGGTGCAGACGCTGGCCCGCACCAACCGGCTCTCCCGGCTGCTCGCCGGACAGATTTTTTACGGCCGGATCGGTCTGGTGATCGTGGACGAAGCGCATCACGCCGCTGCCGAGTCGTACAAGACGATCATGCATGCCTTCGGCTGCTACGACGGGCTTCACGACGATGATGGGGAGATCACCGGAACGCGTGTGCTCGGGGTCACCGCGACGCTGGCCCGGGGCGACAGGGTCGGCCTGGGGGACGTCTGGGAGGAAGCCGTCTTCAGGCGTTCCGTGCTGTGGATGGTCAGCCGGGGCTACCTGGTCGATCCCCGAGGGAAGGCGATCGACCTTGACGCGCTGAACCTGACCGGCGTGAAGAAGTCCGGCGGGGACTACCAGGCAAAGGATCTCGGACGGGCGGTCATCGCGGCCGACGGCCCGAAGATCGTCGCACGCGCCATCACGGAGTACGCGGCCGACCGGCGTCCGATCGTCTTCCTGCCGGACGTCTCTTCCGCCTACCTCACGGCTGCCGAGCTGGATAAAGCCGGTATCCCCTGTGATGTGGTGGACGGCAACGTGTCCCGGGAGGAACGCCTTGACATCTACCGCCGGTACCGCACCGGGGAGATCCGGGCCATCGTCAACTGCATGGTGCTCACCGAAGGCGCCGATTTCCCGTGGGCTGACTGTGTGGTCAACGCCCGGCCGACGACCAACCCGACGCTCTACGTCCAGATGGTGGGCCGGGGACTGCGGACGTGGCCCGGCAAGACGGACTGCCTGGTACTTGACGTCACCGGGACCGGCGGGAAGCTGTCGACCCTGATCGACCTGGCACCCGGCGAGGTCACGTCCTTCCGGGACGGCGAGTCCCTGGGTGAGGCGGCCGTCCGCGAGGAAGCCGAAGGCAACACGGTCGTGGCGGCCGACAGCATCGCCTTCAACCTCCGTCACCGGGAGCTGGACCTGTTCCAGGCTTCCTCGCACGCGTGGCTGCGCACCCCCGGCGGGGTGATGTTCATCCCGGTGGGGAACGAGGAAGTCTTCGTCTGGCCGTCCGGTGACGGCCGGTGGGATGTCTGCTTCGCTCCGGCGCGCGGGAAGTGGGTGCACCTGCACCGGGACATGCAACTGGGGACCGCGCAGGCGTGGGCCGAATCGGAGGCCGAAGACCGGATGCCCTTCAACGGCACGAAGGACGCCGACTGGCGGAAGCGCAAGGCGGAGGGCCGCCAGATCGCGGTCGCCCGCAGCTACGGGGCGGTCATCGGTGATGATCCCCGCAAGGGGCCTCTGTCCGACGCGATCAGCGTCGCGAAGGCAGCGGCGAAGTTCGACAAATGGATGAAGGCAGCGGACAGATGAGGAAAGATCCGATAGGCCGCGAACTGCCGGGGGACTACGGCACCGGTCGGTGCGCCTCCGGCGCGGACTGCGACGACCCGGCGTGCGTGAAGGCCGGTCACCCGGGGGTGGTGGTGGACCGGGAGGAACACAACCCCCCGTACTGGTGCAAGGAATGCCGGTGTGATCACGGCACGGTCCCTCCGGTTGCAGGGGCAGCCCGGCCGGACGTCCGGGGCCACTGCCCGATGGGCTGCGGGCAGACGCTGTTCCTGGGCTCCGGCGGGTACATCACCTGCCGGAACCTGGGCTGCCCCGAACCGGACGCGGTCGTACAGCTTCTGGAGGTCCCGCCGGAGACGGGCCACATCGTGGTCTTCTCCGGCGACGACACGTTCACGATCCAGCACCCGGTGATCGAGCGGCTGAAGGGCGAGCTGTTCGCCTGCGAGCTGCATGGTTACCTGGTGTCGCTGGCCGGGCCGCCTGTCGCACCCGGGCGGTACCGTGTGGAGAAGTACGGTCAGGCACCCTACGGGTGGTCGTACACGGAAACGGAGAACGAGATGGGGAATGATCATGGCTGAGACGTACCACGGGGTACCGATCCCGGACGATCTCTGGCAGGACTGGAACGACCCGTACGCCGAAGGGCCCAAGGGCTTCTGCCGGGGAGTGCTCGCTGCCCTCCTGGTGGCCCCCGGCAGCCCGGCGGACGCCTCCGAAACCGTCCGGCTGGGAGTTCTGGCTTCCGCCCGGGACGCGGCCGACCAGGCAGCCTGGGAGGCCCGCCGTGGCTGAGTGCCAGCGCTGCGAGCGCACTGACCTGAACCTGACCCAGAACGGCCGGGTCAAGTCCCACGCCGCCAACGGCAAGCGGGCCCATCCCGAGACGAACCCGCACTGCCCCGGCGGTTCGGACTGGCCGAAGGAACACGTCCGGGCCATGGCCCGGCAAGGTGACGACGCTTCGGCCGCGAAGCTCATGGCGTGGGGCGAGGACCCGTCGGGCGACGGGTCTGTGGACAACCGACCGACGGCTGAGGACGTGGCCAGCGCCCTGGCCGCGATGCGGTCACCGGACTGCCCGGAGGAGGTGTTCTCCGCAGCCGAGGAAGTCCTCTACATAGAAGCGACGTTCGGGAAGCGCGGCGAGCAGCACGTCCACCGGTTCGAGCCGTCCGTCGCCGACGGGGTCTCCGTCTCGTTCTGTGCCTGCGGGGCGGAGGAGCCCTACGACCCGGCCACGGCCGCAGCTCTCGGGGTATCCGTGCAGACGCTGCCGAAGACCGGCCCGAACCCGCACCGGGCCCCGCTGCCCACCGGGAAGCCGGAAGCTCTCGCGCAGGGCTGGACGGCGGAGGAATGGGAGAAGCACCGGGGCCCGGCCGGGGTATGGAGCGGCGCCCTGGCCGAAGAGGACCGCACGTCGGACGTGGCAACGGCAGGAGACGGATCATGGCAGGAAACGACGCGACCGCCTTCCTCAGCGGGGACGAAGACCGGGGGCCCGATCTCGGGCCGGAGTTCCAGGCCGGGTACGGCGGCGAGTGCGCCGAATGCGACGGGCGGATCGATGACGGGGACTGGATCAGGGCGACCGGAGAAGGGGACTACATCCATGCCGAGTGCGCAGACGACTGGCTCGGCCGTGCCTGACAAGCCCGTCAACGAGGCGACCGCCTTCCTCAGCGGCATGCCGGACACCTCCGGCGGGGCCCCTGCGACCGGCCGAATCTCCAGCGACGTCCCCCGGGACCGGTGGGGCCGGTATCTCCTGCCGCACCCCAGGACCGGCGTCCAGCAGCCCTGGACCCGCACCACCACTCTCGCTTCCTCGATCGCCGACACGTACGCCCTGTCGATGTGGTCCCAGCGGATGGCCGTCAAGGGGCTCACGCTCCGGCAGGATCTGTTCGCGCTGGCGGCCGGGTATGACGTCTCGCTGGACAAAGACGAGATGAACAGCGTCTGCGAGCAGGCCAAGAGCGCCGCCGGGGACAAGGTGGCCGCGAATCTCGGTACCGCGATGCACAACTTCACGGCGGCCGTGGACCGGGGCCAGCAGGCCAACATCCCGCCCTTCATGCAGTCCGACGTCGACGCGTACAGCGCGGCCCTGCGGGCCTCCGGGTTCGAGCTGGTGCCGGAGCTGATCGAGCGCCGTGTCGCGCTGGTGAAGGCGACCGCCGGAGAGGACGTCGCCGGGACGTTCGACCGGATCTACCGGGCGACCCGGGACGTCTCGCTGAAGCTGTCCAACAACAAAACCGTCCTGCTTCCGGCCGGGACGCACGTGATCGGGGATCTGAAGACCGGCCGCGATCTCGCGTACGCCTGGGGAGAGATCGCGATCCAGGAGACGGTCTACGCGCACGGCTTCAACGAGAACGGGATCTGGGACCCGGACGCGAAGGTATGGATTCCCGAGCCCCTGGGTGGTGCCAAGGTCTCCGAGCAGGTGGGAATCGTGATCCATCTGCCGATCCAGAAGACGCCCGGCCAGCCCGCCTGCATGCTCTACGCGATCGATCTCGAACAGGGCTGGGACGCCATCAGTCTGTGCGTGGCCGTCCGGAACTGGCGGAAGCAGAAGCGGATCGCCACCGTGCTGGAAGTGGTCGACCAGGCACCCCGCCCGGCCGCCGTCCCGGCGCCGGTCACGGTCTCGGACGATACGATCCGCCAGGCCGACGCGCAGTTTGCCCAGAACGAGGCTGACCGGGAGGCCCGGGAGGCCAGGTACCAGCGTGAACACGCGTCGCTGACAGCCCAGGGTCCGGGCTCGGCACAGGAACCGGTGGCGGACGGCCGACGCCTCCGGGAGGATTCGCCGCAGGAGGCCGCTCCCGGCTACGACAAGCCCACGGCGGCGCAACTGGCCGACTACCCGTCCGTAGCCCGGCAGACGCCAGCTCAGCCCGCTCTCGCCATCGACACGCCTCCTGCCCCGCGTGAGCCTTCCTGGGAGGACCGGGCCAAGACGGTCACCACGAAGGCGGAGGCGTCGGCCGTCTACGAGGACATGAGGGCCCATATCCAGCAGGTCGGGATGACGCGCTTCAACGCCGTGGTCAAGGCGATGCAGCTCCGGCTGAAGTCCCTCACGGAACCGGGCGGTTGATCCCCGTTTCCGCAGGCCAGCGGCGCTAGGTGATTTAGCTAAACCGTACTAGGCTTCACTCAGAACCACAGCAGCACAACAGCGGAGACCCGGGCAGGGAGCAGGTACGCAGGGCCCTTCTACCGGCCCCGGAGCCCGGGTCGAAGCAGCGCAGCGCGGTAGCTCAATGGCTGAGCGCCCCGACGGGGGAGTTACGGGTTCGAGTCCCGTTCGCGCACGCAGGCCCGGCAAGCGGTACTTACTGACCCTGGCCGTCAGTGGTCCGGGTGTAGAAAAGCCGCAACACAGGATGAACGACTCACAGGCAGAGAGGCGTGACATGGGATACGACCCGTTCGGCGACGTGAAGGGCTTCCTCAGCGGAGGCTCGATCGCCGCGAAGTTCCCGAAGGTCGGTGCTGAATTCGAGGGCACCGTGATCTCCTTCCGGATGGCTCAGCGGACCCACATCGACAGCGGGGAGCCGCTGTACTGGGAGGGGAAGCAGACCGTCGAGGAGAGCGAACTCAAGTTCCCGGCGAGCAAGAACAACCCGGCGATGCAGCTCGTGATGGAGGTCCAGGGCGAGCCCACCGGCATCACCTGGGACACCAACCGGTACATCGAGCGCGAGGTACCGGACGACGACGGTGTCCGGACGCTCTACATCACCGGCAACCTCCAGCGGGCGTTCGTTAAGGCCCTGCGCGACGCCGGGGGTGCCGACGTGGAGCCCGGCGCGTACGTCAAGGTCGTCCGGGGCAACGACACGAAGGCCCCGGGTTCCAAGTACTTCTCCTACACGTACGCCGTCACCTGGACCCCGGCCGACAAGAACACGAAGGCCGCGACCGACTTCGTCAGCAAGGAAGAGGGCGGAGACAACCCGTTCGCGGACTGACGTCCCCGAGCAGGCGTGCGGAGCGTCGTCCTGTCCGACCCGGGAGGGTGTGACCGGGAACTCCGCAGTCCGACCGGCGCCCCGGCCCTTCCCTCCGGGGCGCCGTACCGGCCGAAGCCCCGCATCCGGTCCACGGGTGCGGGGCTTCGTGCTGTCCGGATCATGGATGTACGGCCGTCTGCGGGCCCGGCAGCTCTCCGGTGGAGCCCAGGACCACCGGCCACGTCACAGCGTCCAGGGCCCCCCGCTGCTTCACGCCGACGGGTACGTGCGCTTCCTCCGGCCCGCCGTACGCGCACAGCCCCATCTGGCGGAGCCACCACGCATCGCACTGGTTGTCGTCCGCGAAGACCGCCCCGCCCCGGTCGGCCGCTGCCCGTGCCATGTCGTCCTTGTCGGCGTGGCCGCTGCCGGTGGCGAACGTCTTGAGCCCGGCCGGGGCGACGAAGACGTACGGGATGTCCCGGTCCAGGAGTTCGAGCACCGCGCAGGCGCGGACCATCGCCATAACCACCAGCGTGCGGCCCTTGAATCTGCCCAGATCCTCGATCACGGCCACGTCCGGGGCAGCGTGCCGGAACACGACCCGCAGGTGGTCGCGGATCACCGTGAACCGGTGGTCGCCCTGGGACGCCCGGCACTTGATCGTGTACGTCTGCCCGTCCGGGAGGCAGACGCCGGTCCCGTTCAGGGACAGGTCAAGCCCTGTGACCTGGAGTGAAGCCATGTCTGCCTCCAGCAATTACGTTGGTTTCGGGGATGAACGGGTATAGTTCAAGTATGCCAGTGAAAGGAAGCGCGGAGCTTACCTCCAACCTCTCGGTTGCGGTCTCTCCGGACATGAAGCACAAGGTGGAAGCCGCCGCAAGGCGGCAGGGGGTCAAGCCCGCAGTGGTCGCCCGGTGGGCGATCGAGGATTGGCTGACCAACAACGCTCCGGCCGTCGACCTGTACAACAGCGCGGGCGGGGAGGAACAGTGACCACGGAGTACGACTCCACCGACACCTCCCGGTTCCACCCGCTCGCCGACGCGTTCCCGCTGATCGAGGGTGCGGAGTTCGGCGAGCTGGTGGCCGACATCGACAACAACGGCCTCCTGGCCCCCGTCGTGATGTACGAGGGGAAGATCCTGGACGGCCGCAACCGCTGGCGGGCCTGCCAGCGTCTGGGCATCCCGCACACGGAGAAGCCGTACACCGGGGACGACCCGGCCGGGTTCGTCTGGTCGGTGAACGCCGTCCGGCGGCAGCTCACCCCCTCCCAGAAGGCCATGGCCGCGACCCGGCTCGTGACCGCGAAGCAGGGCGACAACCGCTACACCTCCCCGGACAAGGTCACCACCCTCCAGGCGGCGAAGCTGGCCGGAGTCGGGACCAAGACCGTGGAGCGGGCCCGGAGCGTCATCGCGAACGCCGTCCCCGAGGTGCAGAAGGCCGTCCAGGACGGGGAGGTCACGGTCTACACGGCGGAGCGCATCTCCCGGCTGCCCGGAGAGGAACAGGAGGAGATCATGCGCACCACGGAGCCCGCCGCACTCCCGGCCCGGGTGCCGGAGGCCAGCTCCGGCCGGAAGCCGAAGCACAACCCGGTGACCGACCAGCGCACCGACGGTACCGGGGAGGACGTACCGGTCAAGGGCCCCGGACGCGGGTACGTCGGTCCGATCACCCAGCTCACCCGGCAGGTGGAGGCGTACTCCCCGGAGGGTGCCAGGCTGCGGGTGAAGATGTGGGCGGAGCACCGGGAGCTGATCCTCCAGATCGACGGAGGGGAACTGGACCGGTTCGTGAAGGATCTGCGGGCCGAGCGCAAGGCGATCGACCAGCTTCTCAGGCTGATCAAGATCGAGCAGGACCGGGCGGCCGGACTGGCCGACCAGGGCAAAGCGGAACAGGAGAAATGATCATGGCAGAGTTCACGATCGAGGAGATCCCGGCGGCTGACCTCACGGTGGACTCACGCGTCCAGCGTGAGCCCAACCCGGCCCGCGTCCGGCGGATGGCGGACACCTGGGACGACAACATGGTGGGTGTGCTGGTGGTCAGCCACCGTACGGGGACCAATCTCGCGCCCCTCCACAACAATCTCCCGGACCAGTTCATCGTCCTGGACGGACAGACCCGGCTGGAGGCGTTCCGGCTCGTCTGCAACGACGACCGGGTGACTTCCGCTCCCCTGCTCGCGCAGGTGTACCGGGGCCTGACCCTCCGGGAGGAAGCGGAGATCTTCCTCAAGCACAACGACCGGCGCGCGGTGACCCCGCTGGACCGCTTCCGGATCGCGATCACCGCCCGGGAGGAATGGGCGCTGGACATCAGCGACATGGCGGCCCGCAAGGGGTGGTTCGCGAAGGGGATGGACACCGGTCCGAACGGGCGCCGGTACTCCGCAATCGGGTCGCTGGAGAAGCTGTACGCGCTGGACGAAGGCGCGTCCCTGCGACGGGTGTTCGACATGGTCGACGCCGCGTGGCAGAACCCGGCCGGGGCGATCTGCCCGGAAGTGATCAACGGGATCGGCCTGCTGTACTACCGGTACGGTGACAAGGTCGACTCCCGGTCCCTGGTGATCAAGCTGGGGAAGGTCGGGTTCAACCGCTTCATGTCGGCCGTGGCCGACCGGCGCCGGGTCAACCCGGGGACGTCGGTGAGCAAGGCCGCGTCCGACTGGATCATCGACCTGTACAACAGCGGACGCCGCACCAAGCGTCTCGTCTGAGGTCCTAGCAGTAACACACCGTAGCGGGGGCCCGGAGATCTCCGGGCCCCCGCTCGCGTCAGGAGATGGTCATGCCTTCCGTACTCAGCAGCCGTTACCGGCTGCCGTGCCAGTGGTGCGAGCGGATCACGTGTATGCGACAGCTACCAGGCGGGATCTACACCTGCGGGTGGTCCGGGTACCGCAGGCGCGGTGATCTCCGGCCCTGCCCGTGGTGCTGGCGGGACGGCTTCCTGATCTCCCAGGAGGTCGTTCACCGGCTCGGGAAACGGTGCGTCCACCGGCCGGAGCACCCCGATAGCTATGCGATGAACTGACGAATTATGCGATAACAGAGAGCGAGAAGCGCCTTTGTTACCAGCACGTAGAGTAGGAAAAGCCGCAGGTTGGCGTCTGCCCAACGAACTCTGAGCGCTTGGACAACTCCCCAAGTGCTCAGAGTTAGGGATTCGCCAAGGTCAGAGCTTGATCGGTACTGGACAGTAGGTACGGTGGCCTGTACGGCCGTATGCCTATCCGGGACCGGGTGCATGATTCACTGGAGACCGGAGACGGGATAGAGGAGACGATCATGGAACGGATCAACCGCGCGGACCTGTATCCGCAGCCGGATGAAGTCGGCGGCGAAGAGTTCATCTGGGAACTCCCGACGATGAACGGAGAGATCTCCGTCACCGGGCTGTTCCTCGGGGCCGCGACGTCCCGGCAGGAGTCCCACAGCCATCTCGGGGACGTCGTACCCGACGACCGGAAGTGCGCCCGCTGCCGGTGGTTCGAGCCCCGGATCTTCAGGGACACCATCGGGGACCGTTACGTCATGTACACCATCGGGTGCTCGGACGTCCCCGGCGAGAAGGACCTGATCCGCTTCCGCTACGGCCGGGACGCCTACGAAGCGATCACCACCATGAAGACGCCGCACCCGGTCACCGGAGTGCGGGGAATCGTCGGCGTTACACACCGGATGTTCGAGGAAGCCGCGAAGTACGACCGGCCCCTGCGCGAGGCCCTTATCCAGCAGGGGATCCTCTCCCCGTCGGACACCCGGGTCTGGCGGGAGTCATGAGTTTCGACGGACAGGGCACCCCGGCCGGGCCGGAGCGGTTCACGGAGACCGCCGTACTGTACGCGCTGATGAACGATGACCCGGACCGGGCGGGCGAGCTGCTGGCCGGGATGCTTGACGGAGAGCTGACCGACTTTTACGGCCTGCTCAGTTCGGCGATCGACATCACCGCAAGCCGCCTGCGCAGCCGCCGCGCTCCCGGGATGGTGGTGTGATGACTGCCCGGCACGCCGCCGCTCTGGACTGCGATCTCTGCGAGAGGTCCCTCACCTGGGACGTCTCTGTGACGGATACCACTATGAGAGCCGTGGCGAAACTGAAGGGCTGGCGGCGCGACAAGATCGGCCGTGACGTCTGCGGGGATCACCCCCGCCTCAACCAGAGGAACAGGAAAAAGGAGAAGTGATCATGAACGATGAACGGAACACCGGGCCGGACCGGCCGATGAACGGATGGGAGGCCCTGGCCAAGATTGTCAGTGACCTGACGTTCGCGGTCGTCTTCCTCGGCATCCTCGGCATCATCTATCTGCTGGTGCGCTGACCGCGCTTGGACTACCGGGCTGTTCGCGGTATACCTAAATCAGCCCAGCAAAACCCGTGCATCACCTGCGACAAGCGGCCCCCGGTCGCGAGGTGTCTCCCCGCCCTCGCCACCGGGGGCCGTCCAGTTTCCAGCTCCGGAAGGATACGTCATGCCCTACGCCCCCAAGCCCGGCGACATCGGCCTGGTCAAGATGCCCGGCACGGTCGGCCGCGTCATCCGCTCAGCCCAGTGGCTCAACGGGGAGGGATACAAGGACTACGAGCACGCCTTCACGGTGGTGGGGAACATGATCAGGGGAGGCGACACCGGGCCGGACGACTCGATGAAGATCGTGGAAGCGATGCCCGGCGGTGCCCTGCTCTCCCCGCTGTCCAGGTACGCCCACCTGGAACCGGTCTACCTCCGCTGCCCGGACCACTTCCGGGATCCCGTCGCGGACGCGGCGATGTCCTTCGTTGGCGTCCCGTACAGCGCGGCCGACTATGCAGCCCTTGCGGCCCACCGTTTCCACATCCCGGTCCCGGGCCTGAAGCGCTACATCGAGTCGTCCGGCCACATGATCTGCTCGCAGCTCGCGGACCGCGCGGCCGGTCTCGGAGGCTGGCACATCTTCACGGACGGCCGCTGGCCGGGCTACGTGACCCCGGCCGGTCTGTACGTGCAGTACCTCCGGCAGCTCACGGTCCAGTGAGGGATACGCTTTCTGCGGTCCACCGAAAGGAAAGGGACATGACGGACAACGAAAGCCCCCGCCGGGGGCGGCCCCGCCCGGCCGACGCGATCGAGCGGGACAGCCGGATCCGGGCCCTGCTCACGGAGAGCGGGCCGCAGACCCGGAACCAGATCGCGTCAGCTCTGGGAATCTCCAACAGCCTCGTATACCTGGCCCTGGACCGGCTGCGCAGAAGCGGTGAGGTCCGGCGGTGTCTGCGCGAGGACGGGACGTCGGTGTGGAGCACGAAGACCGGGGAGCCGTGCCCATGACGGTTCCCCGGCCGACGTACGCCGTGGTGCCCTCCCTCGGGCGTGACTGCCTGACCGGCTGTCTGGACTCCCTGCTGCCGCAGGTCGACGTCCTGTTCCTGGTCAAGACCGAAGATTTCGCGGTGCCGGACACCGGGCCGCAGCACGCTGACCGGCTGTCGTACATCATCGACACCACCCGGCCGAAGAACATCAGCCGCTGGTGGAACCTGGGGATCACGGCCGCGACCGCCTACGCCCGGGTCTTCGGCCAGAGGGAATTCAATGTGCTGATCGTCAACGATGACGTGATCGCCTGCCCGCAGCTTGTGTCCGCCCTGGACCACGGCCTGCGGGACATGATCGAGGTGAACGGCGGTCCGCCGCCGGGCTCCCGGCCGGTGCTCGCCTACCCGGACAACTACCCGCCGTACAGCCGGGCCGGTTTCCACGGCACCCCTGGTCCGGTGCAGCTTTCCACCCGGATATCCGGCTGGTGCTTCATGATCCGGGGCGAGTCGGGCCTGATGGCCGACGAACGGTTCGAGTGGTTCTACGGTGACGACGATCTCGACTGGACGGCCCGTACCCGGGGCGGGGCCGTGATGGTGCCGTACTGCCCGGTGGAACACCTGTACCCCAACCAGCTCACGGCCGCGTCGCCGGAGCTTTCCGCGCGCACCCACGCCGACCGGGACCTTTTCCGGGTCAAGTGGGGCACCCTTCCGCACTGAAAGGCACCCCATGCGCATAGCAGTTACCGGCGGATCCGGCTTCATCGGCCGCGCCACGATCGCCGCAGCCTTCCGTGCGGAGCACCAGGCATGGCCGTTCGACGCCTCCCACGGAGGCGACGTGCTCGGGGACCTGTCCGGGCTCGCCGACGCGGACGCCGTGATCCACCTGGCCGGGGTGCTCGGCACTGCCGAGCTGTTCGATGACCCGCACCGCGCGGTGGACGTCAATATCCACGGGACCCTGAACGTCCTGGAGTGGTGCAGGGACCACGGCGCTCACTACGTGGGCATCACCATGCCGCCGGTCTTCCCGAGCGTCTACACCGCCACCAAGCTCGCGGCCGACCGACTGGCGTCCGCCTTCCACCAGGCATACAGCCTGCCCGTCAGCCATGTCCGGGCTTTCAACGCCTACGGCCCCGGCCAGGCTCACGGCCCCGGGCACCCGCAGAAGATCCTCCCGACGTTCGCCGTGGAGGCGTGGGCGGGCCGTCCCATCCCGGTCTGGGGCTCGGGGTCGCAGCTTGTCGATCTCGTGCACGCCGACGACGTAGGGGCGATGCTGGTGGCTGCCGTGCAGTACGGCGGGGACGATGCGGTGTTCGACGCGGGCACCGGCCACCCGGTCAGCGTGCTCGAACTGGCCCGGTACACCCTGGACATCACCGGTTCCCGGGGCGGCATCCGGCACCTGCCGATGCGCCGGGGCGAAGTGGAGACCGCGATCCGGGCCAGCGGGGACGGGTGGAACCGGCTGATCTGGAAGCCCTCTCTGGACTGGAACCGGATCGCCGATGCCATCCGCAGCTACCGGTCCCACCCGGCTTCTGCCGGGACCGCGTTCGATGCCTCCGCCGTGACCGGTCCGGTGCAGCCGTGAAGCCGGATATCGCGATCATTACCTGCATCACCGACGGGTACGACACGCTGAAGCCCGTGGTTCCGCAGCACAGCGCCGGGCGGGTCGAATGGATCTGCATCACCGACGGGCGGCTTCCGGACGCGGAAGCCGCCCGGGGCTGGAACCTGGTCAGCGAGCCGCGCCGCCACCTTCACCCGAACCGGGCCGCGAAGTGGCCCAAGTGCCTCCCCTGGGAGTACACCGACGCACCCGCTTCGGTCTGGATCGACGGGAGCTACCGCGTCGTCTCCCCGCTGTTCGCGGCCGAAGCCCTCTCCTTCGCCGGTCCGGTCGCGCAGTTCGTCCACCCGTGGCGGGACTGCCTGTACGAGGAAACCCAGGCGTCCGCCCGGCTGGCCAAGTACGACGGGGAACCGGTGCTCGAACAGGCGGCGAACTACCAGAAGGCCGGGTTCCCGCCGCACTGGGGGCTGTGGGCCTCCGGTGTGATTGCCCGGCGCCACACCCAGGCCGTGAAGGACTTCGGTCGGCTGTGGCTGGAGGAGATCCAGAGCTGGTCTTTCCAGGACCAGATCAGCGAGCCCTACGCGCTGTACGTCGCCGGGCTCCGGCCGGAGCCCCTTCCCGGCGATCATCTGACTAACCCGTGGCTGCACTACGAGGGAAGCGCGAGACACGGATGAAGAGACCGCTGGCCCGGTGGAAGCGCAGGGCACGGATGGATACTGCGGAGGCGGCCCGGCGGATGACCGGGCTGTTCCGGGAGATCGAGGCGGCCGGGATCACGGTCTGGACCGACCCCGACCATCTGGAGTTCGACGTCTCCGGCAGAGATGCAGTGATCATGGAAAAGAACGGCAGCGGAGAATGGGAGCGGAAACAGTGACCAGTATCGAGATCGGCGGGGGCCACCTTGTCCAGCCGGGCTGGGTGAACCTGGACTGCCGGAACGGCTTCGGGGAGTGGAAGAGGTTCGCGCAGGACACCCCCTGGCCGACCGGTGATGACTCGGTGGACGCGATCCGGGCGAGCCACATCCTGGAACACGTCCCGGCCGGTCAGGAACGGATCGACATCTTCAACGAGGCACACCGGGTGCTGAAGCCCGGCGCGGTGTTCGAGGTGATCCTCCCGCTGGTGCTGACCGAGCCCCACGGCCTGCCGACGTGGCACGCGATTGCCGACCCGACGCACGTCAGCTTCTGGTGCCGGGAGAGCTTCCACTACTTCACCGGGACGTTCGCCGCGAACGCCGATTACGGGATCAGGCTCTGGACCGAGACCGAATGGTTCGTGCATGACGGGTTCGAGGGGCACTGGAAGGGGACACCGGCATGACCGAGAACGATCCGGTCCTGATGAACGATCTTCAGGACGTGCTGGAGGGCGACGCCCGGACGTCAGACGCGGCGGCCCGGCGGGTCGACGCCTGGCGGGACGCGGTGAAACGAGGGCTGGACACCTTCCCGTCCGGCGTGACCGCCGTCATGCCGTGCATCCCGCCCCGGACCGGCGCCGTTGACCCGGGCACGATGCCCCGGGCGCTGCGGAGCATCCTGAACCAGACTCGGCCGGTCGACGCGGTCTCGATCGTGCTCGATCACCACCACGAAGGTGCGGCTGTCACCCGGAACCGGGCGCTGGCGGCCGTGCGCACGGAGTGGACCGTCTTCCTGGACGACGACGACGAACTTCTGCCGAACCATGTCGGGGCGCTGCTGGAGTGCGCGGAGAAGACCGGCGCCGATGTCGTTTATCCCTGGTTCGACGTGGTCAACGGGTTCGATCCCTTCCCCTGGTACTTCGGGAAGCCGTTCGACGCCGACGCGCTGCGGAACACCCAGAACTTCATCCCCGTGACCGTGCTGGCCCGCACCGCCCTGGTGCGCGGCGTCGGCGGGTTCGAGCCCCGGAACAGCTCTGCCGCGCCGGGGGCGAGCCCCTGCGAGGAATGGGGGCTGTGGCTGAAGATGCTGGACATCGGGGCCCGGTTCGAGCACCTGAACCGGAGGACGTGGCTGTGGCACTGGCACCACGGCAACACCTCGGGGAGGGGAGACCGGTGGTGATCGCTATGGGCCGCCGTCTGCGGCAGTACTTCTGGTACGTCATCCCCCACCATCTCCGGCCGGAGAGCCAGTTCGCCTCCGGCGTCTGTGCCCGGTGCGGAGTCTCGCGGGACGGCTGGCACCTGAAGGGAGCGCGGCGGTGAGCTACAGCAGATGGGCCTCCGACTGTTCGGTGTACGTCTTCATGCACGTGGAGGAGGACACCCGAGGCCCCTTTCTCACGTGCTGCGGATGCTCGCTGAGGGACGAAGGATGTTTCGACACCTGGACGACACAGGGCATGGTCGATCACCTGAACGAGCACATCGCGGCCGGACACAAGGTGCCCGCGCACCTCATCTCTGATCTGATCGCCGACGATGCCGAGAACTTCCCGGCAGGAAAGGGCGAGCAGCAATGAGCAGCCCCATGGAACCGATCATCCCCGGCCGAGTCTTCCGGGCCGGAAAGGGCTTCACCCACCGGGGCCTGTGGGTGTGGACCGGCCGCAGGAACATCCGGGTCATCCCGTTCAACCGCTTCCTCCAGTGGACAGGAGGCACCCGTGGGTGAGGCAAAACGGCGTGCTGGGCAGCCTGCGAAGCGGCTGACGGTAGCAGTGGTCATCCCGACGATTCCGGGCCGGGAGAGGCTGCTACAGCGCGCCATAGACAGCGTGCACGCGCAGACCCGGCGGCCCGACCAGTACGTGATCGAGCGGGACAGCCTGCGGACCGGGGCCGCGCAGTCCCGGAACCGGGCCATGCAGCGCGTCCGTACCGACGTGATCGCGTGGCTGGACGACGACGACGAACTTCTGCCACACCACATCCGGACGTGCCTGCGGGTGCTCGAACAGGACCCGTCGGTTGACCTGGTCTACCCGGTGCCCAGGATGGTCGGCGGCCGGGACCCGACGGCGGTCACCGTACAAGGGCAGCTCCGGCTTCCCTGGGGCGTCCGGTTCGGGCCCGAGCAGGAGGCGCACCTGCGCAGGCAGGGATCGTTCATCCCGATGACCCACCTGGTGCGGACGGACATCGTCCGCCGGATCAACGGATTCCCGGAGGGCTTCCGACTCCCGACCGGCCGGTACCGGGGCGAGGATGAGGCGTACCTGATCAAACTCCTGGACGCCGGAGCGAAGTTCGAGCACATCGACCGGAAGACGTGGCTGTGGCACGCACACCCGGCGACGTCGACCGCAGGGAAGGGCAGGCAGGGATGAAGCCGGAGAACGTCTCCAGCGGACAACAGGCGGATCCGGTGACGCTGGAGGACGTAGAACGCGCGCTGGAGGCGACCCGCCGCGCGCACGAAGCGCTGACTTCCATGGCGGAAGCTCTCGGACAGGCTGCGGACGGATTCCAGGCTGTGGCCGTCCAGCTCCGGGCCCGTATCCGGGAGGCCCGTCCGGGCCGGGACGCTGCGCGCTGGCGTCCGGAGGAGGCGGACAGCCGGACAGGAGTCGAGCACCGCTGTCCGCTCCGGGGACAGCACACCTGGCATCCCTGGACATGGACCGACCCGGACACACGGTCGTCCGTCCTGGTCGTCTGTCCGGGCTGGCCCCCGGAGACCGGTCTGCCCGTCCACTGGTGCCGGGTCATGCACCGGGGAACCGACCATCCCGGACACATCTGGTACTGGAAGCCGGACGACGACCGGGGCGGCATGGAACCGAGGTCCGGGGAATCTGTCCGGTCCATGTGTCCGGGCTGGCCGCTCCCCCCTGTCCGGGACATCGCTCCGGGCGGCTGATCTTCCCTGTCCGTCCGCCTAACGTCCGCCTGTCCGGCATCCGTTGGACAGGCGGACGTTTCTGCTTTACCTTGACCGGACAAGGTATATCCGTACGGGATACCCCCGGACGGACAGCACGGACAGGAGAAAGATCATGATCAAGTTGATGAAGCGCAGCCGGACGGACAAGCGGACAGCGGACGGACAGCGAACGGACAGCGGACGGACAGTGTCCGCCGCGCCCCGCTGGGTCGGCTGGTTCACGGACATCGGCCGTCCGCTGTCCGCCGTCGTCGTGATGGTGCTCTGCGCACCCGGTGAGCGGCACCTCGCTGAACTGGCCGGGTGGGGGCCCAATCTGTCGTGGGGCATGGCGGGCCTGCTGGTGATGTACGCGGGCATCGCGGCCGTGGTCGCGACGGTCCGCCCCAAGGGCGCCCCCGGCAAGCGCACGGCCGTCGCAGGTGCGATCGTCTCCCTGCTGCTGGCCATGGCCGCACAGCCGGTCAGCCACTACTTCGTAACCGGGTGGATGACCGACCAGCCCCGGGCCCCCTTCTGGCTCGTCACCATCGTGAGCTGTGTCCCTCCCTTCGTGATGGGCCACCTGCTGCACCTCGCGGCCGACCCGGGCCAGAACGCCCCCCAGGAGGCCCCCGCAGCCCGGGAGCGGACCGAGATCCCCGGCGACTCGGTTATGGCCGCTACGGCGCAGCGGAGGGCCGATTACGTGCGGGCCCGGATGGGGATCCAGGAGGACCCGGCTACGGCTGCTGCGGAGGCCGGTCATGTCCGCGCCCGGGTCGGCCGCGAGGTGCAGCAGGCAATCGATGAACTGTCGGCCGACCCCGATCTGTCCTGGGGGGACGCCGCCACCTGGACGCCCGGACAGGACGACGACCGGACGCCGTCCGGCGGACACGGACAGCCGCTGGCGGACAGCGTTTCTTCCTACCAGGACGCGTACAACGGACAGTCCGGTCTCCCTGTCCGCAGCGTGGTCCCGGACATGGTGTACGGCGTCCGGCCGGACGGACAGGTGGTCGTCGGCGTCGACCCGTCCGGACGGACAGCGGACGTCCCGGACACCTTCAGGCCCGGACGGACGGACCGGCGTGCGGCCGGACAGCGGACGGACAGCGGACGGACAGCGGACGCGGCGGACATGTCCGGCTTCATCAGGGACACATGGTCCGTCCGCCCGGACATGGACAGGGCGGACATGCGGGCGGCCGTCCGCCGCAGCTTCCCGGACAAGTCGCCGGATGCCGTCCGCAAGGCCGTAGCACGCGCAGAGGAGGCAAGGCAGTGAGCAGGCGCGGAAGTACCGCCGAGGAATCGGTGAAGATCAAGCGGACGCGGGTCGTTCCGCTGGAGGAACGGCTGTTCCCGTACGTGGTCCCGTGGGTCCTGGGGTTCGTGACGCTGCCGCTGGGGGCGGTGATCCACTGGCAGGCCCGCAGTCCTGGCATGGCGGTGATCATCACTCTCTGCGCGGGGACGCTGACCTGGGTGACTTTCAAGACGTGGTCACGCCGTCACGAGCACACCCGGTACGCAGCAACGGCCATGATGGCCGGGCTGTCCGGGTGGCTGGTGGCCACGACCTCCGTAGACCCGGGCACCCGGCCCATGATCACGGCCTGGGTGATCCTCTGGTCGATGCTGTCGCTGGTCTGGAACATCCGGCACGGCGCGATCAGCTCCGACAACAAGCACGATCAGCCGTCCAGCAAGGCGGAGTCCGCCTGGGCACCGATCCGGGGGCTCAAGCGGTCCCGGACCAAGGACGTCAGGACATCCCCCGACGGGGCTGTCCGGATCACGGTCCAGCACCCCCCGGGCGAAGCCACCACGGACGACGTCCTGGCGGGCCGGAAGAACATCGCCAGCCGGTTCTCGGTCGATGAATCGGCCGTGTCCGTGGCCAAGGTGCCCGGACGGGCGGACCGGACATACGTCACTGTCCGGCCGGACAACCCGACGTCCGTCCGGGTGCCCTGGCCCGGACTGTCCGCCCCCGGGAAGTCGATCGCGGACGCTCCTGTCCGCATCGGTGTCCGGGCGGACGGCTCCCCGCTGGTCTTCTGGGTGACCGGCGACGACGAACTGTCCCGTCCAGCCCCGCACACGCTGTGGACGGGCATGACCGGTTCCGGCAAGACGGAGTCGTTCGTCACGGCCGTACTGGAGATGCGCAGCCGGACGGACTGCGTTCCGGTGGTCGGCGATCCCGAAAAGTTCATGCTGAGCTTCGGGGACATCGCCGACGCGTTCGGGATCGCGGCCGACGGGCCCGAGCAGACGTTGCAGCTCATCCGCAACCTGCCCGAGACCCTTCGGTACCGGGCCTACGAACTGGGACGGCTCGGGTACAAGCAGTGGATCCCGGAGTGCTACACCAAGCACGGGATCCCGCTCGTGCCGGTCCACATCGAGGAGGCTGCCAGCGCCCTGGCCAGGAACGACGACTTCAACACGGCCATCCGGATCGCCCGTGCCCTGGGGATGCCGATCTCGGCATCCATGCAGGTGGCGGTCTTCCGGAACCTGCCCAGGGAGGCCCGAGCGCAGTTCGGCAACAGCCTGGCCCACGGGGTCAAGGAAATGCAGGACGCCAAGTTTGCGCTGACGGACGCGACTCTGGCGGCCGGGGCGGACCCCACCCGGTGGGGGCCCAACCACCCGGGCCGGATGTATGCGGAGGTCATCGGCGTGCCCGAAGACCAGTGGTCGATGGAGTGCCGGGCTTTCCGGGTCACGCTCGCCGAGAAGCGGGCCGCTCTGGAGGCGACGTTCCCGCACTGGGCACAGATGGATCCGGGCACGTATGAGCTGCTGAACCGGGGGATCGAGCGTCCCGACACGCGGGGGCCGGTGACCGCCGGAGTCTCCTTCTCCCAGCAGGCTCCGGCGGACAGCGAGGTGATCACGGTGAAGCTCACCAATCCAGTGATCTCCGGTGCCAAGCCGTCGACCGAGGATGCCCGGGAGATGATCAGCAGCCGGATCGACTCGCTGGAGATGCAGGGGGCCGCGACCATCGGTTTCTCGGACTTCACCGATCTGGTGGCGCCCCTCCAGCGGCACCGGACGTGGATCTACGTGGAGCTGGACCGGCAGACCGCAGCCGGTCGGCTGGAGAAGGCGGAGGGCGACCGGCGCGAGTACCGGATCATCCCCCGTTCGGTCAACGGCCACCGGCCGGTCAGCACGGTGTGAAAGGGCCTGTGAGCAGGGTGTGAGAACACCTGTGAATCAGGGGCTGTGAGGGCCCCTGGCCTCAGGTATCCCGCAAAAGTAACAAGATCACCAAGGGATCGCGTCCGGAGGGGCGGGCCCGGACGGGAAAGGCCGCTAGCCGGTCGGTCCCGGTCCGGGCTCGGGGCAGTAGAAGCAAGATCAAGGAGAAGAACCGATCAAGGAAGGAGGAAGATCATGACAGAGATCGTTCCGGAAGGCGACCGCCGCCGGATGGGTGAGATCACGGAATACCTGAACCGTGAGCTGGCCGCGCCGGACGGCCGCGCTCCGGCCGTGCACGTCCACTACCACGCTGCCCCGCAGCCTCCGGCAGCTCCCCCGGCGGAGCAGAGCCCCGGCCAGGAAGCCCTTGACCGGGCGGTGCCGTACTTCGTGATGCTGCTCGGTGGCGTAGTCATCCTGGCGTGCGTGGCCGTGATCGCGGTCATGCTGGTTCCCGCGCTGATCAGCCTGGCCGTGACCTGCGCAATTGTGATGGGAGGCTTCGCGCTGGTCTCGCTGTCGATCGCCGCTGCGGTGCGGTCTCTGCGGCAGAGCAGGGCAGAATCCAAGGTCATAGGGGCCGCGCTGGCCCGGAAGGGCCGCCGGGGCCGCTGATTAATAACGATCGGGTAACGAAAAACAGGGCTCCGAGACCTCTCGGAGCCCTTTCCGTTATCAAGCTGTGACCAAGTTTTTCTGTTTCCGCAGGTCAGGGGCTTGCAGATGTTTTGCCATAACTGCTGAGAACTGCTTTACTTGGAACAGATCGAAGAACACAGCAAAACACAAGATCGGCAACGAGGATCGGCCCCCCGGAACCCCGGGGACGTCGCAAGACCCGGAAGGGTCCGTGATCTTCGCGGGGTTAGAAGCCCCCGGGCCATACGGCGGCCCCAGCGGTAGCGCAGCCGGAGACAGGGCACCGACCCTCCACAAGAAAACGGCAGCCAGCCTGGTAGATGAGAAGATCGGGAGCGACACCGCGAGGTGATCACCGTACCTTCAGGCCAGGGGCGAGAGGCATACCCGAAGGAACAAGCACACCGGCCAGACGCCGCCCGCGAGGGCAGGACGGGGACCGGGCCACTGGATCTCAGGTAGGGATGCTGGCACCACCACCTACGTAGCAGTACCGCACCACCCCGGCGGGGGCCCGCCACCCAGGTTCGCTCGTACCTCTAAACGACGCACAGGGCCCCCGCCGCTGGAACCTCCGGTCCGTCACTACGGACGTAGCCCGCGAAGGGCACCGGGGGTACGAGACCGGCCGCCGACGAAAGTCACTTGGATGACAGCGCAAGGCGGCCGGTCGAACAGCCCGGATCACACAGAACAGGAGAAAGACCATGGCGATCGACCTCACTCTTCCCCGGGACCTGCACACCGAGTACCTGATGGAGCGCTACGGCTACACGATCACCGCCACCGACCAGAACGGCGCCACCGACCTGAAGTTCACGAGCATCATCGGTGCTTCCGTGTTTGCCAGGGAGCTGGGGCTCGGCTCCCGGATGATCATCCGGGAGCCGGTCACGGACTTCTTCACCGCGCTCACGGTGACCGTCACGGTTGCCCCGGCGTACGTCCGCTCCCCGGAGCTGATGGCCCGGATCGCGAAGCTCAGCGAATAGCACAGCAGCCCCCGGTCCGGTCACCACGGACGTAGCCCGCGAAGGGCACCGGAGGGCACGCAGACGGGGCCCGTCCGGGGCCCCGCCCTCGCAAAGGAGAAAGATCATGCAGTTCAGCCTCCGCAACGCGTCCCTCGGTGCCCTGGTCGGCGAACTCCAGGAACAGCAGGACCGCAAGCAGGACCTGATCGTCCCGGCCCGCGACCTCTGGTCGCGCGAGGGCCGCGTGTTCGTCCGGGGCGCCGGGGAGCCGGTTCTCACCGCCGACGGTGTGACCCCCACCCACCTCGAACTGGACCCGACCGCGATCTACGACGAAGGTGTGGCTGCCAAGACCGGCCTGCCGCGCAACTTCCTCCGCACCCTGCGGGAGACGGGCCGTACCGACCTGGTAGACGCGAACTTCAACGGCCTCCTCCACGGGAACAAGACCCTGGAGGTTCCCGGCGACGACCGGCGGTTCATGCTGCGGACGTTCAAGGGTCAGGACGGCGAGTCCGGCCGCGCCCGCGCGCTGCTCTCCGACTCGTTCCGGACGATCGACAACTGGGACGTCCTCATGGCGACCCTGGCCGGTATGCGCGCCGCCGGTCTGGACGCGCACACGGTCCGGGCGGCCGACCTGACCGACCGCCGCATGTACGTCAAGATCGTCGCCCCGGAGATCCAGGCCCTGGCCCCGGAGCTGCTGAAGAACTACCGCTCGCCGTTCTCCGGAGCGTCCGGCGCGGACAACCCGACCGTGTTCGCCGGGTTCGTCCTGTCCAACAGCGAGACCGGCGGGGGCGCCTTCACGATCACCCCGCGCCTGGAGGTCCAGGTCTGCTCGAACGGGATGACGATCACCAAGGACGCCGTCCGCCGGACGCACCTCGGCTCCAAGGCCGAAGAGGACGGGGTGGTCCAGTACAGCGACGCCACCCAGCGGAAGAACCTGGAGCTGATCACCCTCCAGACCAAGGACGCCGTGACGACCTTCCTGAATGCGGACTACATGAACGCCGCGATCCGGAAGATCGAGGCAAAGGCCGGGGCGCCGGTCAGCCGTCCGCAGGAGGTCGTCCAGGCGATCGTCAAGCGGGAGGCGTTCACCAAGGGCGACGTGGACGGCCTGCTGGACCACTTCATCAAGGGCGGCGACATGACCGCCGGAGGGGTCTTCGGAGCGATCACGTCCTACGCGCAGACGGTGGCCGACGCCGACCGTGCGTACCTGATGGAGGCCGACGCGCTCAGCGCGGCCGGTCTGTGAGTCACCGCCCGGCCGCTCCGGCGGCCGGGCACATCGTCCCCGTAGCTCAACGGCAGAGCGCGGATACTGATCAACCGGGTAGCGGGTTCGACTCCCGCCGGGGACGCTCGGCAACAAACGATCAAGTGAACGGAGAACGGCTGTGGACCGAGAAACGATCATCGCGCTGAGGGACCTGCGGACGCTGGCAGTCGAGCAGGGCGGACGCCTCGGGGAGGTCGTTGACGAACTGGACAACGCAGGCGTGTTCGAGCGCGTGGACGACGAAGCCGACTACTCCGAAATCCCGATCATCGGCTGAAGGAGAACCACCATGAAGACCCGGAACATGATCCACCGGATCCTCGCCCCGCTGTCCTGGATCTGCCCCCGCTGCGGGGCGCCCAACACCAGCGGCGCGATCTGCGCGAACTGCGGGGGTGGAAGCTGATCCCCTCTACCCGGCTCCCGGCCCGGTCGTCACGGACGTAGCCCGCGAAGGGCACCGGGAGCACTCAGCAGTAAACGATCAAGTGAACGGAGATGACCATGGGAGAGCAGGCGCCCCGCAAGCCGTACGCCGTTGGTCCGAAGCAGCAGTTCGTGAAACTCACTGCGCGATCGGCCGCGTACACCGAGGGATACGCGGTGATCCGCCGGGAGACCCCCGAGGGCAACCGGCAGATGATCGCCAAGTACAAGACGATCGAGGCGGCCCGCGAACTGTGTGACCTTCTGAACAAGCTGCACAGCGAGCAGGCTTAGACCCCGCTCCCGGCCCGGTCATCACGGACGTAGCCCGCGAAGGGCACCGGGAGCACTCAGCAGTAAACGATCAAGTGAACGGAGAACGGATCATGGCGATCAAGGTAACGAGTTCGTACGCCTCCGCCAAAGCCCACTTCCAGGTGCGGGACGAAGGCGCGGTGAAGCTGTACGACGACTACGCCTACACCGGAAAGAAGATCCAGCCCTTCGCGGCGACCGCTGAGTGGAAGCTGAGGGATGGTGCCTGGACTCTGTACCGCGTCTCCGTCTCCGGGATGGTCCTGAAGGCGGACGGCAGCGCCGGGAAGACCAACACCCACCGGGAGGCGTACCGGTACGACGAATGGTCGTCCGACGCTCCCCAGTGGCTGAAGGACGCGGTCGAGCACGCCGCTCCGCAGACCGAATGGAAGTCCTGATGGAGTGGTTGGTCATCGCGACGGCCGGAATGGCCGTCGCAGAGATCATCGTCTTCGCGCTGCTTCTCCGGCGTCAGAACCGGCGTCACCGGGACAGCCTGGCCCGGATCGATGCGAAGTGGAACGCACGGGAGCGCGAAGACGGACGCCAGGCCGGAGAGCGATTCAGGACGGTCACCCGGAACGTTCTCGGGTACGACCCCTGGGAGGGATGCGAGTAATGGACCTGCTCTGGTTCCGGTGGGTGTGGCGCGCGATGGAGCGCGACATGTCCACCCCCGGCCCGAAGTACTGCTCTCGCTGTGGAGCGACGAACCGGCCGGATGCCTCGTACTGCGTGGGCTGCGGAATGCAGCTCCCCTACTGACCTCTGAAGCACAGCGCGACCCGCCCCCGGTCCGTCGTCACGGACGTAGCCCGCGAAGGGCGCCGGGGGTACGGATGACCGGCGAGTGTGTATGCGGGACCCGGCCTGGCTCCGGGAGCGGCCCGCGTCCGGGGAAGAGAGCGCACAGGGGCCCGGCAGGCAGTGAGGGGCCGGGCCCCGCCACATCGAGTGAACGGAGAACTGATCATGCCCTGGAAGAACGGCAACTACATCTGGACGGTTTCCGAGAAGCTGGCCGATCTCCTGTCCGGCTTCTACGGTGACGAGTACGACGAGAAGCTTGCGGACCTGGAGGAACTGGTGGCAGCGTCCCGGCGCGATCAGGTAGCCCGGCTGCGGCCGATGCTCGATGAACTCGGCACCGGCCCGACGGCGAGCGGCTTCCGGTCGTTCGCGGGAAAGCTGCTGAGCGAACTGGACCCGGACACCCCCGACAGCAAGTAGCGCGGCCCGCCCCCGGTCCGGTCTCCACGGACGTAGCCCGCGAAGGGCGCCGGAGGGCACTCAGCAACAAACGATCAAGTGAATGGAGATGACCGTGTTCGTGATCCAGAACGCTCCGGCGGTGGACGGTATCGACGCCGACGGACATGAGAGGACCAAGCTTCCGTACCCGTTCTTCGTGGACGGCGACGGAAAGATCGGCCGCCAGGACTTCTGGCAGGGCGACCCGGGCCGGGTCGTCGGCTTCCAGAAGGATCTTGCCGTCATGCAGATCGATCTCAGGTGGGCGGAAGCCGTCGGCGACCTCTGGCAGGCCGTCGGTATGTACCTGGTGACCGAGAACTCGCACGGCCAGTACGGCGTCCACCTGACGGCCGTGCAGAGTGTCAGGGAGGCCCCGGAAGGGGCTGTGTAGCACCTGGCCCCGGCAGCCCGGCACAGGGCCGCCGGGGCCCCCAGGAGGACGGTTCAGGAGACAGGAGAAGGACATGGGCAAGAACCGGCCCCGGTACGTGCAGACGCTGTTCAGCAACAAGCTCCACGAGCGCAGCGTCGACCACCCGTTGACCCGCACCCTGTGCGGTGCCGACGTCAGCAACTTCACCCGGCAGACCCCGGAGGACGGGCACCAGATGTGCGTGAACTGCGTACGCCTGCTGTCTATCAAGTCGATTACGCCGGAACGGGTTTGATAACAATCGAGGCACAGTTCGGCCGAACTGTGCCCCGCCGGGCCCCTCCGTCCGTACGTTCGGAGGACAGCAGCACCGGAGACCAGGAGACGGATCATGAAGAAGATCAGCAGCAGCGAGCAGGCGTTCAGCGTCCTCACCCGGGCGGCCCGCAGGGGTCACCCCCTGACCGTGTCGTACACCCGCGAGGACGGGTCGCAGACGGTCCGGACGATCGAGGTTTACATGATCACCCGGAACAAGGAAGGCGACCGCTACGCACGGGCCATGGTCCGCACGGAGAACCCGGCGGGCGAGCTGCGGACCTTCCGCCTGGACCGCATCACGGCCGTAACCGAGCACCGGACGCGGTACCTCCTGGTGGTCCCGGCCCCCAAGCACCTCCAGACCCCGGTCAGCCGACCGGTGGGGGAGATCCTTCGGGAGATGCACGAGGGAACCCCGGCCGTGACCGCGCGCACCGGCCGCCGGACGGCGGTGTCGGTGTGAGCACCCCGGCCCGCAAGAGCCCCCGCACACCGGCCGCCAAAGGGCGCCGGGTGCGGGTGCACACCCAGCGTCCCAACCCCTACGCCGTGATGGTCTACCGGCTGTCCCTCGCTGTCCTGCTGACCATCGTCGTTCTGCACCTCGGAGGTAACTGACCATGAGCGGCCGGAGCACGAACTACACCGCCGAACTGCGGCGGGCGAAGAGGGAGGGCGCGCGCATCGTGTGCGCGGTCGCCCCGTACGCGGACCAGGAAGTCATCTACGCGCCCCGGAAGACCGGCGACCCGTCCCCGTGGGTTCTCCGGTCGGAGCCCAACGGCCTGCGCTACAACGGCCGGGAGTGCAGCGCGGTCTCCCCGAACGGTGGGGGTCCCTGGGCATTGGCCCGGCTGCTCCGGATCGGCGGCATCCGGTGAGCGGGCAGCCGGACGAAGCACGTACCTTCGCAGCCACGCTGTGGGCGCTGGCGGAACTGGACGCCACCGTGAGCGACCCGGCAGCACAGGACGCGGCCGTTCTCCAACTGGCCTCCCTCGGGGCGCCTCACGCCCCCGCCGCGCCCCGCGAAGGGGCCGCACAGCAGTAGCACGGCCGCTCCCGGTCCGGTCACCACGGACGTAGCCCGCAAAGGGCGCCGGGAGCACGGCGGCCGACCGGCCGCAGGAAGGGAGCACAGCAGATGAAGATCGCATTGCACCTCACTGTCGATCTTCCGGACCCCGAGCAGTGGACCACCACGTACGGCGTGGAGGGCACGGCTGCGATCCGGGAGGACGTCAAGTCGTACATCGCCAACGCCATCGCCCCTGACGGGAGCCTGGCCGGTAATGGCGAGGTCGACATGACCGTGACCTGGAAGTGAAGGAGAACCGATCATGAGTTTGGAAGATCTCTTCTCCCTGGAATGGGAAGAGTCCGTCAGCCGCGTACGCCGGGCCCTGGGATGGGCCCTGGAGGAGATCGAGGCTGCCCGGGTCCGCCACAACCAGCCGGACCCGGAGACGAGCACGATCAAGGCGCGCGGGCTGCGCGCCGTGAAGCAGGCATCACTGCTCGGGTCGGAGACCCTTTTCCGGCTGCACTGCCGGGAGATCCTTGACCGCATCGCGGCCGGAGCCGATCTGGGGCCCGGCACGGATGCGGAGATGATCCGGATACTCCGTGACTACCCGAAGGATCTCCCGATGCCTCCCGGGGCCGCCACGCTGTATTTCCGGCTGGTCGCCCGCAGGTTCCCGGAGATCTTCGCAGAGGGCGGGGTCGATCTTGCCTCGTACGAATCGGAGCACGGCAGCACGGCCGATGCCTACGAAACCCGGCTGCGGGAGAAGCTGATCCGGGACCGGGAGAGGATCTTCTGATGTCCACGGGTCACGGATTCCGGTCCGACTTCCTGCGGGAGATCACCCGGGAAGCCGTCAAGCAGGGGTTCACCCTGGACACGACCGGCAGGCACCCGGCACTCATCTGCCCGGTGTGCGGGCATTCCGAGATCATCACGGGGAGCGGCCAGCAGCGGTTCCATGAGTCCAGGAACAAAGCCGCGCGCCTGCGGCGTCACGGCCTGGTGTGGAAGGGAAGGGGAGGTCAGCATGCCGAAGTACAAGGGACCGACCAGCGGCCGGATCAGGATCGGGTCTGACGGAGAGGTCACGAAGGAGTCGTTCACCGATCAGCCTCTGTCGGCTGCGGAGAGCAGGGACACCGCCTGGTTCAGGGAGCTGTCCCCGATCGCTCAGTTCCGGGAAGCCCGGCGGCTGAAGTGGAACCTGGAGGAGGCCGAACGGGGGCTGAAAGCAGCTCTCAACAGGGCCCGGTCGGCCGAATCCGAAGTTGGACGGCTGGAACAGAAGCTGGCCTCCTTCACGCCGGACGGTTACACGCTCCCCGGCAGCGCCTCCGTCCTGGTCACCTGGGCAGAGGCGCACGGCTGGAAGACGGGCCGCGCGTGGCGGGACCGGACGGACGGCTTCGGCGATCACTTGCTGAGGGTCCGTATTGGCCGGTCCGCCGACACGGGGCTGCGCTGGGACTACGACCTGTCGTGGAGCTGCACACCGACGTCGGGCCGCTTCACGGGCGGGATCTTCCGGACGCCGGAGCGCTTCCAGTGGGCGGACGCTCCGTCCCTGACGGAGATCAGGCGGGTCATCGCGGACAACCCGGTGAAGGCGGAGGACTGATCATGCCGGTCCCACCGAAGCGTAAGGACTACGCCCGGAACCTGCGGGCGAAGAAGCCGACCGGCTGCACCTGGTGCGGCGGGGAGATCGAGCCGTACCGCCTCCCGGTCACGCACGCGTCCTACTGCTCGGACGCGTGCGTACAAGCGGACCATGAAGGGATAGACGACCTTCCGCCGGTCATCGTGCTCGCCTGGAAAGATCCGGTGTACGCCTCCTGGGTGTGGGCCGGTCGGCCGCCGGGCGGTCCGCGCTACCCGAAGACATCACTTCCGGAGAGGGAGAAAGGATCATGACGGAGATCAGCAGGCGCCTCGTGAAGGGCGCCCTGGAGTATGCGGAGCTGGAGGCGGAGGAAGCTCTCCGTGAGGGCTACAGCGGCCGGGGCATGTACGGGAAGACCACGTGGGGGATCGTCGGGACCCTGGAGGAGTTCCTGCTTTTCCTGGTCGAACTGGCGAAGATCGAGGGGACGGGCGGCGACAGTGCGCAGGAGATCGCGCAGCGCGTCAGCCAGGACAGGATGTCCCGTCTGACGATCTTCTACTTCCCCGGCCTGAAGCTGGTGGACGACGAAGACGACTACGACGGATCATGAGTACGTCCCCGGCGAAAGCCGGGTGAGCCCCCGTGGAGTAACGGCAGTCTCGCCGGATTCTCAGTCCGGAGGTGCGGGTTCGATTCCCGTCGGGGGTACGCAGGAACAACAGATCACGGAGACAGGAGAAGGACCATGCACGTGGTCAAGAACGGAGAGCGGCCGGAGCCGTGGTTCTGGGTCGTCACGATCCAGTGGGCTCCCTACCGTGGCGGTGTGAGCCTGAAGACCACCCATGGGGTGGCTGAATTCCCTCCGGGCACCCCGGCTTCGGCGCGGTACGAGTCGGTCATGGAAGAAGCGCTGAAAGAGGCCGGGGCCGCCGGAGCGGTCACCGTGTTCTACCAGTGCGAGCGAGAGGAGAACTGATCATGGATCTGAGCGGCGTGAAGGTCGGCGACATCTTGGTGCTGACCCACAACACGAAGCCCGGCGGAACCGAAGTACCGGTGATCAAGGTCGGCCGGAAGCTGCTGACCGTCCAGGAGTCACCCGGTCCGTACGGAACGGGCGTCTACCGGATCGAGAGCGGTGTCAGGAACGACGACTACCGGTACACCCGTGTGGAGACACGGGAGGCGTACGCAGCCCGGCAGGAGAAGATCGCTCTCTGGGAACGGCTCCGGGCAGCGGGAATCTCGTTCGACCGGGTCCGGAACAGCGAACTGTCCAATGCGAAGCTGCGGGCCCTGCTCGCGGTGGTGGAGGACGATTCGCTGTGAAGGGCCCAGCGGTGGAAGTCGAGATCATCATGAACGTCCCGGGGCTTCCCTACCGGGACGCGTACCGGTCCTGGGAGCACCACACGAGCTATTGCGGTGTGTGCGTGGAAGCTCTCCGCAACGCCCTGTTCGCCGGTTCACCGGCCGAACGGAGCCAGATGTGTGCGGCCGGAGCGGAGCTTGACCAGGTGCTGGGGAACACGATCCGGTGGCAGCACGAAACGTCCCTGGACAACTAGCGCGGCCCCGGCTCCGGCCGGGTGAGCCCCCGTGGAGCAATGGCAGTCTCGCCGGTCTTTCAAGCCGGAGGCGCGGGTTCGATTCCCGCCGGGGGTACGAGGGTTCGGCCAGGGTTCCGGGAGGTACCTCCCGTAGCCGAGTGCGGAGCCCCAACGCAGGTCCGGTCACATTCCGACACACGGGCTTCCGGCCCTGCACCTGATCGAGAGAAGTGAACTGTGAAGCAGCGCAGGATCCAGAAGGACCGCAGGACGGCCGCCAGCAGACGCCAGGAGGACGAACAGGCCCCTGGAGACCCGGATGTCCATGAGGATGCCCGGAAGGCCCGCAGACGGGCGTACAGAGCTTCCGGCCGGGCGGCCGGGTTCCTCCGGAGGACGGAGAGGGAGACATGATCGATAACGGCAAGGACACCACCGACTACCGGGCGGCCCTGGAACGGGAGCTGAAAACCTCCTGGGCTTTCGGCGGGAATCCCGACCGGCGCGCCCGGATCCTGGACGGCTTCGCCGCGCAGGTGCTCCGGGAGGACAGCGAGCGGAAGCGGAAGGAGCTGGAGATCCCGGACGACAAGCACCGGGAGGTGATCACGGACGCGCTGAAGGAACACGGGTTCGTGCCCGGGGCTGCGGCCGAATTCGTCCGGGAGTTCACCCAGGGGATCCGGGCGGCTGCTCTGGCGGACAGCGACCACCAGTCGTACCGGGAGCTGGCGGACGCGGTGAACAACCTGATCGGGGAGCTGGCCGATCCGGATAGCTGGGACGGCGACGACTCGGAAGTGGGCCTGCTGATCAGGTTCCTGGAGTGGCTGCCGGACATCGTCTGCCACCGGGGGGCGGAGAAGATCCGGGAGCGGTACATGCGTACCCGGAAGGTCGGCGAGTGGCCTCTCGCCGACAGGATCGCCGAGATCATGGACCCGTTCGTGCTCACGGCCGGGGAATGGCTCCGCAAGAGCGACGGGTCCGTGGTGCCCTGGTCCGTGATGGGCGAATGAGCACTGGACAGCGCGCGGCAGCGAACAACGGAGCTGTCACGTAACCTAGTTACCGGAGGATCGACAACGGAGAGAGTGAGTAACGGATCATGGTTCGCAGATTCACGGACAGCCGGATCAACCAGGGCCGGTTCATCGAGCTGGTGGCGGCCGAGTCCGGCGTCAGCCGGGAAGACACGATGCGCGTCATGCGCGCGGTGTTCGACATCATCGGCCGGACCGTCGCCGGAGGCGGGTCGGTCGCGATCACGAACTTCGGCACCTGGACATCGCGGGTCACCCCGGCCGGGATGCGGCGCAATCCGCAGACCGGCGGGAAGGTCCGGGTCCCGGACCGCCGCCGTCCCGTCTTCCGGTGGGCCCCGGCGGTCAAGAGGGCCACCCGCACCGGAGAGGTCCCCCAGACCTTCCGGAAGAAGTGGAGCCGGTAATGGGCAAGGGCATTCCGTCACCGCCCGGCCAGGGTCCGAAAGACCCCCGGGACCCGGTCGGCCAGAACCCGACCGGCCGTCCGCGCAAGTCCTCCGCCGGGAAGCGGCGGCAGGAGGAACGGAAGAAGAAGGACAAGGGCTGAACACCAGTCCGGGGCGCGGTGCCGGGATCTCCGGCCCCGTGGCCCTGGCTCGGGTGCTCAGAAGGGCATTCCGGAGAGAGGAGAAAAGAACGTGACCGGTACACAGATAATGTCCGGGGTGATCCTGGCGGTTCTGGTGATCCTGGAGTTCTCCGCCGTCTTCTTCCAGATCAACCTGATCGGGAAGCCGCTGGAGACGGTGAGCCTGAGGACCGCGAAGGTGACTGCGGTGACCATCGGGTTTCTGATCACCGCTCTGTCGGTCGCCTGCTCGGATCTCTCGCACAACGACGTGTGCGTGTACGTGCAGACGGGGATCGCCGCATTCTGGATCTTCCAGGCCGGGCGGGTGCTGCTCTACGCCGGGATCCCGGTCCAGGGGCGGTTTACGGCCGCCAAGGCCAGCAGGCGCGTAGCGGTCTCGATGGCCATGATCGCCGGGCTTCTCTACCTGTTCACCCGGGCGGTGTGAATCATGGGATTCACCTTCCGGAAGTCCGTGAAGATCTTCCCCGGCCTGCGGCTCAACATCAACCGGGGGTCGGTGTCGCTCACGGCGAAGATCGGTCCCTTCACCCGTACGTGGTCGTCCACCGGCCGCCGGACCACGGCCGTCAACCTGCCCGGCCCGGCCGGGTACCGGCGCACCACCCGGCGCCGTTGACCACCGGCATCCTGCGGAGCTGCGGGGGCTGCGGCGGATCGTTCCTCGGGGACAACCGGAACGAGATCTGGTTCTGCCCGAAGTGCACGGCCGCCCTGCCCCCGTTCGACCCGCAGCCGTACGCGAAGTGCCAGGGGCGGCCGGACAAGCAGCGGTGCCGGTACCGGGGGCGCGAGATGACCGTCATCGCCCGGGAGGGCGACATGGTGACCGTCCGGCCGCTGGGAGACCCGGAGGCCGAGGAACACGAAGTGCACATCAGCAATCTGCGGTCCGTCTACATCACTCCGGGCCACTGAGAGAAAGAGAAACGATCATGGCGAAGTACATCATGGTCTCCAGTCAGCTCAAGGCCGGGGACGTCATCACGGAGGCCGGGATCCTGAGTGAGCAGGGCACCCGCGAGGTGCAGGTGACCGGAGTCGAGAGCGGGGAGATCCAGTACCGGGACGGCTACGCCCCGGTCTGGTTCGTCACCGGCTACGACCTGAGGTCCAGCAAGCTTGTCCGCTGGACGGCGACCAACTGGCGCCGCTGGCTCGCGGAGCGTACGGCAGCCTGACGCGGCCAGGCCGGGTCCCACCGGGGACCCGGCCGGTACGCTGTTCAACAGCAATCCCCCGTAGCTCAGTTGGTAAGAGCGGCGCCCTGTTAAGGCGACAGTCGCAGGTTCGAGTCCTGCCGGGGGAGCGCAGTACCTGAGGACCCTGTTCCCGGAGAAAGAAGGAAGATCATGGTACGCAAGATCCAGAGAGTGGCGCTGGTCATCGACGTGGAGGCGGAGGGCCGCACCGGCATGCCGACTCGGAAGGAGATCGCCGACGGGCTGATTGAGGCCGTCGGCGGGGACCTGTTCGACGTGACCCGGGGCCGCGATCTGCTCGATCAGCGGGTCGTCCAGCTCCGGATCATCGGGGTGTACAGCAACGTCGCGACGCGGGAGGAGGACCGCAGGGCTCCCTCCCTGGAGAAACTGCGGCAGACCCCGGCCGCCGACTGACCGTTCCACCGGCCGGGGCTTCTCCGGCCGCCCGTCCCTGTAGCTCAGACGCGCAGAGCGCCGGAGTGAAGACCCGGAGGCCGCTGGTTCGATTCCAGCCGGGGACACGGACAGCGGGAACGTCCCGCTGGAGAGGGAGAACAGATCATGGATCAGACCGAGTTCGAGACCCGGCTCACCGCCGCGCTGGCCCGTGAGCGGAAGACCGGCGCCCGGCAGACGCGGCGCATCTTCGCGGCCTCCGTCGCGGTCGTGACCGCTGTCGGCCTGGGCTTCGGTCTCACCGGGTGCAGCAGCGACAAGCGCGGTACCGGCGACTCCCCCGTGGCGGTCGTCAACGGGCACAAGGGCGGCGACGACGCTCCGGCGATCGTGACGAACTTCCCCGACCGGTACGCCAACACGGCCGCGAAGTGCCTGGCCGGATTCCCCGGCATGGCCGTACTGGTCACCACCCGCGACGCGGCGCCGGTCGTGTTCGCCTACAAGAACTGCGACGGTACGGGCCGCGTCCCGGGCGCCACGCGCTGACCCGTCCGGCACGGACCGACCAGGAGACAGGAGGAAGAGGAGATGCACAGTCAGTTCATGGAACTGATCGTCTGCGCAGGATGCGTGATCACGATCGCGGTCATCCTGGTGAGGGGCACGCGGTGAAAGCCACCGAATTCACCGAGACCCCCGAGACGATGATCCGCCGGATCGTGCGCGAGGAAGTGGCAGCCCTGGCGGAGGAACTGGAGGACATAGCCGACGTCGGGGGTATCTACGAAGACGAAACGATCAGGTCGGCCGCTTTCGTGGTGGTCAGGAACGTAGCGGAGACGCTGCTGTTCCGCCTGAAGTGCGATCACTCTTCCGTGGACCTGACCTGGAACGGCCGCGACAAGTACCCGGCCGGACAGTGGAAAGGGGTCCGGCGCTGTAACCGGTGCGCCCACCCCGTCCCGGAGGAAAGCCAGGAAGGAAGCTGATCATGGCTGACGAACCCGACCCCCAGCACGAGGAAACCGACGACGAAGCACCTCCGCAGTGGGGTGACGAACCGGCCCGCGAGGACGGGCACGGCCACTGAACAACCGCAGACCCGCCGCACGACGGGTCTGCGCGATCCCTGCTAGCTCAATTGGCAGAGCGTCTGCCGGGTCGCCCCCGGTAGAACGATCCCGGTTCGAATCCGGGGCAGGGAGCGCAGCACGAAAGGAGGTACGTCCGTGGCACACGTCGTCGGAGCACTCATTAGCTGGACGCTCGGAGGCCTGCTCAGCGCGTTCCCGGCGTGGGCCCTGGCCCAGTGGGGGCACGAAATCCTGTTCGGTCCGAGAGACCGGGCGAAGGCAGAGAAGGAGAACCGATCATGAAAGTACTCAGCGACAGCGCGACCCCGGCGGAAGTGGCTTCGGCCGCCCTGAGGGGGATCGACACGGACCGGCAGAGCTTCCGCATGGATTCGTGGATGTCTTCTCCGGTCGGCACTCTCCTGCCGGAAACGAACCCGGCCTCCTGCGGGACGACGCTCTGCGCGGCCGGGTGGGTGGCTCACGTCTCCGGCTGGACCGTCATGAGGGGCGGTCAGTGCCATCGGAGGCGCCCGGATGGGTCGGTGCAGACCGCCTTCATCGGCCGCGTTGCGAGGGACGCTCTGGGACTGCCCGAAAAGCAGACGTTCTGGTACGTGCCTGACGAGGCCGCTTACAACATCCTCCAGGACATCGCGGCCGGTCGGCCGTTCGACCTCCCTTCCGGGGAGTGACCGTGAAGACCCTGGTACCCGGGGAAGCGACTCCGGCGGAGATAGCCCGGACCGTCCTGGACAACATCGCGGCCGATCCGGGCGGATTCTCGATGGACTACTGGATCAGCAGCAAGAGCGATGATCCCTACTTCCGGACACTCCCGGTGCACCCGGGCGACATCCCGTCGGCCTGCGGAACGACGCTCTGCGCAGCCGGGTGGATCGTCCACTCCCTGGGCTACGTCATCAACTGTTTCGGCGAAGCGTTCCACCCGGACGATCCGGATAACCGGAGGTACGTGGAGCAGATCGCCCACGAAGCTCTGGAGCTGACCAAGGAAGAGGGCCAACTGATCTGGTTCAACGGCCGGGAACAGGCCCTGGCCCTGCTCGAACTGATCGCGGCCGGGGGAAAGCCCGGCCGCTGACCGGCTCTGCAACCGACAGGTCCCGGTCCGCCGAAGCAGGGCGGACCGGGACCTTTGCAGTTCCTTCACAAGCGGTACACCATGACACCAGAAGGGATCCGGCCATGGACAGCGTATGGAAGGCCAACAAACACCACTGGCGGAAAGACGCGCTGTGCGCCGGGGTCCGCCCTGACCTGTTCTTCCCGAAAGTCGAGACGAACGAGACCCTGGCCAGAATCCGCCGGGCCTACTGCAACCAGTGCCCCGTGATGGCGGTCTGCCTCAATTCCGCGATCATCCACAACGACTCGGGGTACTGGGGCGGGACGAACACCGCGCAGCGCAAGGCCATGCGCCGGACCCGCAGCCGCAGCCGCTGCCCGCTGTGCAACAGCCAGAACCTGGTCAGGGTCCGGCACGGCGAGGAACGGGAGCCCTGCTGGTACGAGGTCTGCCTGAACTGCGCTGCTTCGTGGAGAGCCGACGAACGCCCGAACCCCCGGCAGCAGGTAGCGGAGAAGGGGCTGCACCGCGCAGCCGTGACCCCTGGGCCGCCCCCGGTGAAGCGGGTCAAGCGGCGCCCGGCCGACACCCCCGTGAAGACTGTCCGACTCACGGAAGCCGTGGCCAAATGCCTATGACCGCCATCGAGCTGTACGACCACGCCATGAACCTGGCCGCGCTGCTGGAGTCCAAGCAGCACCAGATCGAGCGGGAGGCCCTGGGAGAGCAGCACCGGAACCTGCTGCTCTCCCAGATAGCCGCGCTGCGGGCCCGGGTCGGCCAGCTTCTGGCGGAGTCCGAACGTCTCGCCCTGGCCGGGCCGTCAGACCCGGCGCCCGCTCTGGATCTCCCGGGCGTAGTGCCAGGCGTTCATCCATTCGTCGGTGTGGTCCTCCAGCCGGAGTTTCCCGGCGACCGCCCGGCCGCGACCGGCGATCTCCGCCCGCAGGTCCGCTGACCCGCGCAGGGCGGACAGTTCCCGGTACCAGACCCGGGGACGTTCCGCCAGGATGCCCGCGCCCATCGTGTGCAGCCGGATGTATTCCGCGCGCGGGGAGGCCACCCAGGGAATGCCCAGGGCGCTCATCTCCAGCGGCTTGAGCCAGGACTTGCAGGTGTTGAAGCGGGTATCGGCCAGGGGGGCCACACCGATACCGATCTTCGCCACTTCGCCGGGCCAGGCGTGGACGTCGACTCCGGAGACCCCTGGAGGGTCCTCTCGCAGCCCGAACGCCCTGCCGGTGCCCGTCGGGTCACCGACGATCCGGAAGGCCGCTCCGTCCGCCTCCAGGCGTGCGAGAGCACCCCCTACGGCCGACGGGTCGTCCGGGTGGGAGACCAGCGCGGCGGGCCAGCCGATGACGTCGCTGTCCTGGTGCGGGGTCCGGAAGTACCCGCCGGGCAGGTAGTTGGGGATGACCCGGCCGCGACCGTGGGACGCGTACCTCTCCAGGAGGCCGGGAGTCGAGACGGTTACCAGCGTGGCTGCCCGGCACGCCGTTGCCAGGTTGGCCCACGAATGCCGCCGGGGATCGCGCTTGCCGGGCTCGCGCCTCATCTCGTTGCGCGGGTGCATCGCTTCGTACGCCGGGTTGCTCGGGTGGATCGAGGCAAGGTCGTCGTCCACGTCGATCACGACAGCGGTCCCCTTGTCCCGCAGGATCGGGACGGCCTGCGCCATGAACCGGTGGGTGACCCGCTGGAACACGATCACGTCGGAGTCGTCCACCACGTCCAGGACGGTTTCCCCGTCCATCTTGAGTTCGAGCTGCCGGGCCGCCGGGGGCACGAGATTGATCTGATGGCCTTCCTTGATCAGGATCTGGCAGGCCCAGATGAGCCGGAAGTACCCGCAGCCGTAGACGTCGGCCGGATAAACGGTGATCTTCATCGCTTCTCGATTCGTCCAAAAAGCAGCCCCGCCGGGATGATCCCGGCGGGGCTTTTTGCGTTCCTCACTTGCTGCCGGTCGGACGGCCGGTGCGGACCGGTCCGGACGGAGCCTGCTTCGCGGCGGCCGTCGCCGATCTGGCCGCAGCGGTCGCCTCCGGGCCCTTCCCGCGCGGGGCCGGGTCGTCCGGGATGACGTCCATCTGCTCGAACGCCTTGATGTACGCCTCGATCTTCTCCACGCGCTCGAACAGCGGATCGAGCACGGCGTGAAGCGCGCTGTCTGCCCATTCCTTGATCTGTGCCTGCAACGACATCAGGGAGTCTCCTTCTCCAGCTTGAGGACGTACGTACCGAGATCGGCTTCCAGGGCCGCGAGGAACCCGGCCGGATTGCTCACCAACTGCCGCAGGGCTGCCACCGATTCGGCCAGCGACTCGATAGCGGCCAGCACCGGGGTGACGTTCCCGGACACCTTCGCGGCTGCCACGGCCGCCAGGATGTCCTTGGTCTGCTGGTCGCCCCACCGGATGTAGTCCTTGACGTACCGGGTCCCACCGGCCGGGTCCGTCGGACTGACCAGCCGGGTGTTCAGCAGGTTGGCCACGGCCCGGTCAGCTCCGGCGTTTGCCTGGTTGGTTACCAGGGTGGTCAGCCATGCTTTGTCTTCTGCGGAAAATGCCACGTCGGTGCCTCCTGCCCAGGCGGTCATCTCTGCCCGGCTGCTGAATTGCGCGATGTCGTGATCGTATCCGCCCGCTTCGCTGTACTGGTGCATGAGCCAGGGGGCGGTGATGTTCGGGGACCCGGCCGGTCTGTCCGGGTCGGCGATCCACAGACCGTCCCCGGCGAAGCCGGTCCGGTCCCGGTTGAGCCAGAAATCCCGGTTGCAGTACAGCAGGACGCGGTGACCCGGGACCCGGTGCTGCACGTACGAGATCCACGCGTCTTTGTCGGTGTCGCTGACCCCGGCGTCTTCCCAGTCGAACGCGATGAAGTCCCCCGGCCGGAGCTTGATCTGCGACAGGAAGTAGTCGGCCTGGGCGGTGATCTCGCTGGACGGACGGCCGAAGTGGTAGAAGCCCTGGACCAGCCCGGCGGCCGTAGCGGTCTCCCGCTGTGCGATCCACTCCGGGTTCAGGTAGCTGATCCCCTCAGTGATCTTGATCACTACGAAGTCGATCCCGGCCGTGGGGAACACCCCCGGCTGGAAGCCGGACACGTCGTACCCCTTGATCACGTCTTCGCTCCACGGGATTCCCTGGAAAACCGGGAGGCCCCATCCCAGGTAGGGCTTTCCCCAGTCGGCCGCGATGCGGGACAGCGGCACACGGGCCACGGTACCCGCGCCCGCGATGTCGGTTGACCAGACGTCCCCGTTGCCCGCAGAAACGGCCACATGGCCGTGTCCGCCGTCCCAGAAGGCCAGCATGCCCGCAGGGACCGCCGTGTCTCCCGCGTGCCGCTGAGGGCCCGCCAGGGACCGCCAGTGGGCCACGGCGTCCACGTACCCGGAGGCGGTGAAGCCGTACATGTTCGCGCAGAAGTTGTCACACATGCCGACGGCCCACGTCTTCGTCGCTGCGGCTCTGGCCAGCGCGGTTCTGCGGTTGGTGCTCATGATCCCGCTCCGTCGTCGTCCATCGCGTCCATGGACGCCGTGGCGGCCCGCACGCGTTCTTCCAGGCGGATGATGTTGTCACGGAGTTCATCGGTCTCCGTGGTCAGGGCCCGGATCCGGTTGTCCTGCTCAGCGATCTTCACACGCTGGCGGGAAATCTGGTCGTCCTGTTCGGCCATCCGGCCGCGCGCTTCGGCCAGCTTGGTGCGGAGATCCCCGATTTCATCGTTGGCCCGGTCAAGCTGTCCCTTCACGAGCGCCACCGTGTCCGTTGCGGTACCCACCAGCACCTGTGTCGTATCGGCCCGGGTCCGGGCCATGGTCCGGGGGAGAAGGAAGATCTGCACCAGTGCAGCTACACCTCCGCCCCCGAGCAGCGCGGTGACGATGACTGCGAGGCCGGTCCCGTTCATCCCGACCCCCGAATTGTGAAGGTTATTTGAAGACAGCGCCACAACCCCGCGAAGGAGAACGCCAGGAGAAGGATCACGTTGATCCGGATCGGGAGCGTGGAAGCGTGCGGAGCGAGAGCGACCGCGTACGCGGCAGCGGCAGGGAACAGCAGGGTGTACCCGAGCCGGACGACAGCCCAGTGGAGAGTGACCAGGCCACCGAGCGTGATGATACTCCCGGTGATCAACGTGATATCCCACCCGACCGAAACCCACCGGGGCAGCAGCAGCGAGATCGGGTCGGGCCGGTCGTAGTGGAAGATCGCTATGGTGCCGGACAGCAGCAGCACGAGCAGCAGGAAGACCTCCGACGGGCACAGGCCGACGAGCAGCCCCTTTGTACGGGTGCTGAGACCGTTCACAGCAGATCCCTCCTGGTTACAGGGGAAGAACGGTGATTTCCCGGTAGGCGATGTTCATCGTCCCGGCCAGGGTCATGTACTGCATCTTGAAAGTGTTCGATCCCGGCGTCAGGCCGGTGTGCAGCCGGAACGTGGAGCACCGCTGGAACTCCGCCGTGCCGTTGCTCTCCTGCCGGAGTTCGTTGTTGAAGGAAGGCACCTCGGACGTCGCTCCGGAGATCAGCACACCGGCCAGGCACCCGGCGGACGCCGACGACACGTTTCCCATTTCAGCACTGATCACGATGATCGCGTGCTGGCCGGTCACGGCGGTGACCGACGGGCCGGGCGTCGGGGCATCGGAGAACGACGTTGCGGTGACCGCTTCCTGGGTAGCGATGTTGGCCGTCACCGGGATCCGCTCCACGACGGAGTTCGAGGAGTCCGTGACGAAAAGCGAGCCCGGCGTGGAGGCGATCGAGGCAGGGCACATCAGCAGGTTGTCCCGGACGAAGGTGTTGAACTGCGCGGCTGTGAAGACACTGCCGGACACCGCCGTCATGGGTGCGGTCCACGTCATGGGGATCAGTCCTGGAGGGGTTCGGGGAAGGGGTAGACCGGGGTCCCGGGGGCCGAGGTATCCGGCAGCGGAGGCTTCCCGAGCCGGGCAAACGTTGTGTCCCGGACGCCCTGGACGGCCGCGTTCAGTTCCAGGTCGGTGAACACGCCCTTGTCCACCAGCGCTTTGATCAGCAGCGACAGAGAAGCGTCGACCATGATCAGAATCGCCCGGAACTCCATTGAGGACTGGCGGACGTCGAACCCGATCCGGTTCCCCACGGTCTGCTGGAGGTCCCACAGCGTCCGGCCGTACGTCTTCAGCGATGCCATGACGGTGCCCTCCTCAGAGCGGGATGACCTGAATGGTCCGGTCGGTGAAGGTGGCCGTGGACGATCCTCCGGCGAGGTACTTCGCGGTGAACGTGTTCGAGCCCGCGACCAGGGATACCGTGCTCACCGCGCTCGCGCGCAGGACGTTGCCGGAAGAGATCCCGTCGACCCGCAGAGCCCGCGCGTTCGTGGCTGCTGTCGGCGTGGCCCCGGTGATCTGGTAGCTCATGAACGAGTTCGCGTTGCTGACGCTGTTGCTGACCCCGGCGGTGACGATCACGATTGCGAGGATCCCGGTCGTCACGGTGACCGATGGCCCGACGGTGGCGAGGTCGGTGTACGAAGTGGACGTGGTGCCCTGGCTTGTCGCCACGGTGTTCTGGCCGATCGACCGGGCGGCGATTGCGTTCGTACCGGTGGCGACGAAGTACTGACCGGCAGCCGTGGCCAGGGCCGGGGCGGTCTGGTTCAGGTTGTCCCGTACGTACTGGTTGAAGTCGGCCGCCGCGAAGACGGCTCCGGCGACCGCCGTCATCGGCGCGGACCACGTCACGGGGTCACCCCGTGTTCCTCGTTCTCCGCCCGCAGGTCGTCCAGGCTCTGGCCGTGCTCGATCCGGAAGCGGACGGCGGTTTCGTGGTCGGCCGGATACCAGTTCCGGTTCGAGGGGACGGGCCGCTTCACCAGAATTTCCATGACCGCAAACATGAAGTCCTGGGAGGGCCAGTCGATGACCGCCTGTTCCCCGCAGTGCGAGCAGATGAAGAGGCTTTTCTGCCGGATGCGCGGGCCCCGGGGCTGGACCGGCTCGAACAGGTGCTCCACGTTCGAGCAGCCGGGCCGGGGGCAGTCGGCCACCCAGTCCCCGGTGTACACGTAGGCCCTGGCCCTGAGAATCACCTGCTGCGTCATCTGCCTCACGTCCCGAACAGCCCGAAATCGAAAGATCCCCGTGGATCGTCCCACACGAAGACCTGGGACGGATCGTCGCTGGCCAGGGGGTCGAACACACCCTGGTCGAACCCGGACCCGCGTACGTCGAACCGGAAGGGGTTCGCGATGACCTCCGTCTGCTTCTCGCAGCCGAGCACAACGGCATGGACCGGCGGCCGGTTCAGGGTGTTCATCCGGCTCACGGTATGGGTGATCGTCTCAATGAAGAAATCGTCATCGAGCCCCATCTCCCCGTACGTGATGTGGATCCGGTCGGAGATCGCCCGGAACAGGATCTCGAACAGGTGCCGGGGATCGCTCGCGGTGATGCGGAGCTGCACCACCGGCCGCCGCTGGGAGTAGTGCAGCAGGATCAGCCCGGCGACCGCGTACGCGTCCTGCGGGCCTGCCCAGGGGGCCGTGTCCGGGTACGTCTGCTCACCATGGCTGCTGATCGACCCGGTGTCCTTCCGGGTGGTCACGACCGTGTTCGAGATGGTGATGGCCTGGGCCCGGAGCTGGAGGCCGGAGACCGTCACCGAGCCGCCGACGGCGAGCACGGTGAGATCGACCGACGCTCCGTCCGTCCGGGACAGAGAGACCGAGATCGTTCCCGGCCCCGACGTGGTGTAGTCGGTCCCGGCCACCGGCACCACGGCGTTCATGAAGGGGTCCGACGACGATGCAGTGATGGTGACGGCCTGGCCGTTGGCCAGGGTGAAGGCGGTCCCGTTCGACCAGACCGCCGTCAGGTCGGCCGACAGGGTACGGACGTCGGAGCTGAACGAGACAGAGTTGACGATGTCCCGCCATCCATGGGCGTACTCGAACGGTCCGGTGAAGGACAGGCCGGTGGCCGCCGGGCTCGCGCACTCCCCAAGCTGGCCCTGGGTGTAGTACGCCTGCGGGGTCAGGGACCGGGGGCTGAGGATCCGGTGATGGCGGTCGCGGAAGACGAACGTCCCGTCCAGGGCCACGTAAGCGATCGAGGGGGGCCCTTCGGACTTCACCAGATCCTGGACCGCCTGGAGGGCGGGCACCCCGTCCAGCCACCACCAGGCA